TCCCTTTCTGTGTGTTCCGGGGCCTTTGGTTTGTCTCCGAGCCCCGGCGGGCAGCCCCCCTGCCAGTCTCCCCTTCCCACTCTGCAGATGTCAATCTACTTCATGAGAAAGGAATGGCCTTTTATCACGTATTTCGGGTATTCCCAAGTATAGGCTTCTTCAGCCGGCTTATGAGGTCGAGTATCAAATTTTTTATACACAGAAATTGTCGCGAGGATGTTCCACCAGGCATTCGTCAGGCCATTGTTGCCATTCACGTACGACGGGCCAGCGATGCCGCCGTTGTTCAGATTGCCGCGCCGGAGGAGCTCCCGGACCCCATAAGTCCTTATATTATATTTTTTGTTACTTTAAACCGTCTGTATTTTCATACGGTTAAATTCATCATTTTAAAATCATTTGTAGCCATTGGAGGGGACAGCCCCTCTGTCAGGCTATCGCCTGCCATTCACCCCGTACGGCGTTAGGAGAAAGGGTCGCGAGGAAGTTCCACCCGGCACCCGCCAGGCCAACGTTGCCATACACGTACGACGGGCCAGCGATGCCGCCGTAGCTCAGATTGCCGCGCCGGAGGAGCTCCCGGGCTGACTTTTGGCCAGCCGAAGGAGTACTTCCTGTATGCCATCCATCTGCCCAATAAGCTTTATCGCCACCGCCATATGTCACTGGATACATAACTCCTTTACCAAAATCAACCATCTGCTCTTTGATGTATTTCCACGCATTGTCCGTTGCAGGAAAACTTCCAACTTTTACATACGAACTAATTATTGTATCTGTATTAGTTGTTAACAATCTGGCATCATCACATCTATAATATGTACAGCTTGTATTTCCATCAGAATCTGTCTCTATAATATGAACAGAGTTTCCAGATACCGAAAGACCTCCCGGCATAATCTCAATGCCATTAATCTTGCAGATATTCTTTCCATCTGTATTGGATACCGGGCTTCCATCGTAACCCTGTACGGAATCAGTGGATCCCGTCTCCCAATGCATTGCACTTACCTTGTAACTTGTTTCCGTCGTAAAAGGTGCTGCAACATCAAGCACCAATGCACTATGTGTTTCATCCACAGCTTCAATCGCCGTGATTTTTACGCTATCAACGATATTATGCATATAAGCATAATATCGATCATAGTTCGTATTTGAACCTGGATTTCCAACACTGACAAATGAACCAACAACAAAATAATTCGCCTGATCTTTTGTGAGAATTACTCTCTTTGTATTCTCTTCAGCAACTGCAACATTATACTGATTACTGTAAGCTGTGCATCCTCTCATATAGGCCTGCAGATCTTTTGTTCCGTACTTAATCATTGTCAACGCCAGAACCCATGCAGCATCCACATCTGTTTCAAAGCAGTATGCCGGACCCTGCTTTCGTGCATATGTAAAATTTGCATACGAAGGTTTGTTTCTGACGGGTTTTCCGTTGGTTACATACGGAACACCATCAATATCCACTGCCGCTCCTTTAGGATGGAGCATCCATCCCTGCACCGTATTGTCTGGACGAACACATTCTTTCATCGGAACATATCCTTCTTCTTTTCGAGGAAGCATGGACCAATGATGCAGCCAACCATTGTCTTCTGCATTTCGCTCTTTTTTGTAATAGAGTCCCATGTTCATGATTCCACGGTTGACTTTTCCTGTCGTCTTATATCCCGGCATTCCCTCAATTGCGGTAATTTTCTGGTTTCCATCATCATCGAGGATCCAGTTCACTTCAATCGGACGGAATGCTTCGAGGGTTCCAATTTGGTCTTCTCCAGCTGTCGTATTTGTGGACGGTGTGCAGGTAAGACCAGACAGAGCATCTAAACGATTTACCGTGCAGGCCTGTGTAACATCCGGATCAAGTTCTTCTACCGTATAGATTTCTCCCGTACGGCGCATAGCATAGTAGCGTTCAATTGCACTCTCTAAAGTGCCACCAGCCGCATTAATAGCTGCCAGTTGCTCAGCTGCTACGCTTTTAATCCCCTGTGTCTGTGTTGCTGATTCAGCCTGTACATTTTTAATTTCAGATGCACCTGTATTATTGATCTCAGTTTTTCTCGCATCGATTGTGTCGTTTATAGCTTTCTGAGACGCATCTACCATAGATTTTTTTGTTGCAGTGATTTCATTTTTTATCTCATCTGCTTTTGCATCTACGGATTTGTTTATGGTTTCTATTGCGCTCGTTGTCTTTTCAGAAAACGTATTGTCCAGTCCAGCAATTTTATCATTTACATTTTTCTCAGATGTCGCAGCGGATGATGCAGCCTTTTCAGCCGCAATTTTGTATCCGGCAACAACATCTTTTGCATTCTCTGCATCTCTGGCCGAAGCTGCTGCTGCTTCGGCTGAGTTCGAAGCCGCCTGTGCACTTATTTCTGAAGCCTTTGCACTTGTCTCCGCCTCAGATGCTTTTTCTTTTGCTGTCCTGGCCGCTTCTTTAGTTTCTGTCACTAAGTTTTTGAAATCCGGGGTTGCTTCTCCTGGCACCGAAGAACAGAACCATCTGTCTGTACTTTCACCAGGAGATGGGCGCACACCAATTGTATCATCCTGCAAGCAGAGATATGAACCGCCACCATATGACACCATATCTAAATACTTATATGTTTCAGCGTCAGAATAACTTCCACGAGGATTTGGTGTAACGTTCCCCATGTTAGTCCACTGGCCACTGCCCGTTGATCTATTTGCCATTTAACCTCTTTCCCTCCATTTGTATTCCAATTTTGAACCGTTTAGTCGGAACTCTATGTCTGTTTCATCCGGATTATTCCGCATATACAAGCAAGGTGGCTCAATGCGAAACTCGACAAAGCACACATTTCCATCCTCGCCTTTCAGATCAGCTTCCTTGCCCTTTACATAATTGTCGATATCTCCCTTTGCATCTTCCACCTGCCCCGGAATACCCATTACGGCACGCTCTGCCTGACGCGCGTAATATTTTGCGTTATCCGTCAGGCTTTCAGGAACCTCTGCCAAACCAACCGCAAATCTTTCGGCCAGCTTTCCATATTCCTGAACATTCGTGTTCGTTGCATCAAAATATCTCAGAAGCTGTTCAAAATAATTCTTTGCATCCGGTACGGTATCTCCGGAAGTATACCCAGCGTTTACTACGATGATCGCCGCTTTATTTGTGACCATGAAATCGCCCGCCATCACTGACACATAACACACTCCAGAAGTCTTAAAGAAGCTGTCAGGTATATCACACTTATCGTCTACAAGCAGTCGCAGCTCTTTCGTGCCCTCTACATTTTCGAAGACAGCAGTTTTCGTAAGATTGTCCCAATCAGAAGAATGAAACTGGAAAACCGCTTCAAATACATTCCGAATGCCTTCCGTTGCAAAGATATTCTTTGTTTTAGAGATCATGAGGTTTTTAACATTAAAGATAACTTCTTGCTTTATCATTTTTAAAACACCTCTCTTTTTTACCATATTTTTTCGATATTATCATTTTTTTGTTAGATTATATCGAAAATAGTTATAAGCTATTCAGCATATTCCACTCTGCTTGAGTGATAATGTCAAGCGCCCATTTTTCTGGCACATAATTCTCCATATGCTTATCAATACCGTGTTTCTTGTAATAATTGTTCCAGAAATAGATGTTTCCGAGTGCTCGTGCCTTGTGCATGTTACAGATGTAAGTAGCCCTTGCATCGGGTGTGCCAAATACCTGATAGTTGTATGCAGTACACCATGAGCACCCCTCTGCAACGGGACAATTGAAGCATTCATCCGTGCTCTGTGTTCTCCGATCAATCTTCTTAAGGCACTCCACACGGCATTTGTGGCATTCACACTGGCAGATTCCTGTATCCACATCTCCTATACTATATGGTTCCTGCTGCCCTGCAAGAGAGCTTTCCATATACCGCAAACATGGATATATGATGCCATCTGGGTCAACTGCCAGCATAACACCATTCCCGCCGCACCAATTTTCAAGATCATCCTCCTGCTTTGGACGAAAATACTTTTCCTCAAACAAGGAAATATAATAATCCTTTTCCATGTCAAGGTTGTGTTCCAAAATATAATCAGCCAGCTTTTTCAGCTGATCGTAAAAAACTGTGGCGTGAACCGGTTTCCATCCTTCCTCATACACACAATTCGCATTAATCTCGTTATATCCAAGTTCAATCATATGTGTGATTGCATCGTATGTGTGCATTACATTCGCCGGAGCTATAGTAACTTTGCTTCCCATGTATCCGCCCTTATTCATCCAGTCTTTTGCCGCTGCAATCGCCAGATCATACGATGGATGACCGTCTGGAAACACTCTGCAGGAATCATGTAGCTCTTTATTACCATCAACGGTAACAGAAAAAGACAGTCGATTGTTCCATTTCTGCAAAACCTTCTGTACTTCTGGTTCGAAGTAGCACACACCATTACTGCAGATAGAAAACATTGTTTTCATAAGCCATGGATGATTTAGTTCTATCATCTGGCCAATAGTGTAACTGCAGATTCGATCAATCAGCCCTACTTCCAACAGCGGTTCTCCGCCGATAAAGTCAATGATAAGGCCAGGGGAACGCCTTGGATTGATATAATCTCTCATGCCCTTTTCTCCAGTTAGCAGAAGATCAATCATCTTCTTTGCCGTATCGAAAGACATTTTCTTTTTGCCCTTATGTGTCTGATAACAATACTTGCATGCCAGATTGCAGTCATCAGTGACCTGAAACGTAATGGTCTGAGTCAGAATCTTTTCTGTCCCTACCGGTTCGTGCAGCTCAGGATATAATCTGCTCAGCCTTTCGGAATATTGTTCTGTTCTTTTCATTTGATTCCCTCAATTTCACAATTGCACAGAATGTCTACTTTCAGTTCTCCTGTCTTGTACTCAAGATTCCATTTGATCTTGTGATGTTTAAGAATCTCCGGAATATATTTTTTCTCAAGCTCTGCTACTGCCATGCTGAACTGTGCATCCAATTCCGCTCCCTGTTTCTGATAAGCCTTAAATGCTGGGCTATTGATTACATCTGGGTCTTCCATGTGTGCTTCGATGATTCTCTGCAGGACATCTTTAGTAAATCCCCTTTCGTAGTCCAGTCTTTCGATGTACTCTGCCTCTTTGCTGTCTACTTTAATAATTACTGTTCTCATTTTTTTCCTCCTAATTAAATGAATATATCGGTGTAGTCGCCTGTCCGTAGCACTGATTCCTGCAGGTGCCGCCACAATCACTCTGACAGCTTGATGCACAGGATGTAGAGCATCCTCCACAGCTGGTTCCGCAGCCTCCAGAACAATTGCTTTTGCAGGTTCCCATGCAGCTATCTGTGCATCCGGAACCACAGGAATTTCCACAACCCGAACAGCCGCTACAGCCAGTACAAGACTGAGCGCAGGAAGCTGTGCACTTATTATCACAACCCTGACAAGTACCAGAACAGGTACCAGAACAGGTGCCAGAACAGGTACCGGTGCAGGTACCGGTGCAAGTATTACTGCATCCTTCGCAAGTCCATGTGCATGAAGAATAACATCCGCCTTCGCACCAGGTATTGCAGTCGTTCATGCAATTTGCTGTGCATGTCTGATTGCAACTGCCCTTGCATCCGCTTGTGCAATCATCTGCGCATGTCGAAAAGCAACTGTTTCCGCATCCGCCTGTACAGTCTGCGCAGGTGTCCGAACAATTTGCTGTGCATGTCTGAAGGCAATCCGTTTTGCATCCTGCCTCGCAATCATCTGCGCATGTCCGTTGACATCCAGTACATTCGTCCGAACAATTGTGATTGCACTGCTTTGTGCATGTTTTATCACAAGTACCAGAACAGGTGCCGCTACATATCGTACTGCAATTTCGCGAGCAGGAAGTCCCGCATCCGCCGCAGTTGCCAGACGCTGTGGACTTACAGCTCGTTGCACAACTCGTTCCACATCCTTTTGAACACGCCATAGATATCACCTCCTCTCATTATGTAGTCATCGCGCCGGTTGTACATCCGGAACCACAGGTATGTGTGCATCCAGAAAAACAGCCATCTGAACAACCACCGCAGGATGTAGAACAGCCATCTGAACAACTCTTTGCGCAAGTGGTATCGCAACCACCAGTACACCCAGTGCATCCCTGACAGCCAGATGTGCAAGAACCTACACATAACCCCGTACAGAGTCCTCTGCACCCACTATCACTTGCCTGCTTATCTATTTTTGCAAGGGTATCAACAAATTTCTCCGCCTGATCGACGATCACATCTGCTCCACTATGACTCTGTTGCAGGCTGTTATCTTGCAAAAAATCCGCTACATTAAGCAGCGGATCAATAACCTTTTGTATATGTTCATCTGTAATGTCTCCCCCAGTGACCGGAACAGCATTATAATCATAATTTGCAGCAAATTTATTCATTGAAGCGCTTGAACCATGCTCCACACAGCTTCTCCTTGCCATTTCTTTTTTTACTTTTGCCCGCAATTCTACAAGTCTCTCTGCTGATATCATATAGCCACCGCCTACAAACTCGTGATTGCTGTCTGAGCCGGCTGAAGCATGACATAATCAACGGACACCGTTATATTTGCGCTATTTTTCAGCAATCTCGCAGTAATAGTAACCGTATCATTCAATTCAACATTAAGTCCAAACGTCTGATAAACTCCTGCTCTTTCAAACATATTTGCAGTAATAGTTCTGGTTTCCAATATCGCTCCGCCAGACGTTACATTTAATTCGATTAGCCCGCCGTTATTTGAATTTGAGTTCACTTTCACTCTAATCAACAAGCTATAGAGTCCTTTTCTGAGACTATCGATTGCTTTTTGAAACAGTGTCTGTACTGATGCTGTCGACGACGTTTTCCTGATAACGCTGAACTGCGCGCTTGCATCTACGATATTTGCATCCGCCGACAGCTCTGGTCCTCCATAGGTATTGTCAATCGCAAGTGTGTCAATCCGTTCGATCATCTTTGCTACCCGTCGTTCGAGATATATAGTATTAAGCAGTAATGTCCTAAACATAGGATTTACTACATCCGCATGAACCAGATCCTTTGTCTCGATGATTCTCAAAGCTTCATTGAACTCCGGATTCTCCGGGATAACCACGTTCGCCATATATAATCATCTCCTTACTGTAAAACATCATCAATTTCAAATCTCATTGATACATTCGAATCTTTACCTTTTGGAAGAAAATTAGCAATCATGATGATGTCTCCCTCAGAGTCATACAATCCGATCTCACTTATGCTCTTTCCGTTGGCTTCAGATCCATTTAATGTGCAATAATATTCACACTTGTTTTCATTGGTTTTAAGCGTATGTCCATCTACCGCTTTTCGAAGAAATTCATTTTTCAATGTTTCTCCCGGACTAAGAACTGTTGAACCATTCGAGCCGCCACTTCCAAACGCAAATCCTACAATCTTAGGCAGAGTGATCTCTCCGGCTCTGGCTCTCAGGATTTTCGTCCTTCCTACTACTGTTACCTTTCCTTCCATCACAATTCCTCCGTTGTTACTTCTGTATCAAATTTTATCGTTCCATCCCATTTGTACTCTCCATTCCACTGATTGAGATTCTTGTAGATCATAACATTCCCGGTCATTCCAACCGGAAGTTTTTCTGTTATTTCACATTTAACTTCAACCGATGGTACAGAAAATCTTTCTGTCCAGACATGCTGCATTCCTATGTCTAACGCTGGGAATAGAACTCTTTCCCTCTCACTGCATATTGCGGCTTCAATAACATATCGAGCCTGCATTGACAGATGAGATGGTTTTATTTTTCGGATATATTCCAGTAAAACATCGACGGAATATATCGGATAATCTGCTCCGATCAACAGGTCGATACCAAACACATACTTCTCTACCTGCTCCGAGACGCTCGCAGAAAGCCCAAATACGGTCTGTATAATGTTCTCGAGCCTATAAGGCGTAATGGACGATCTGGCCGTCCTATCGCGTCGATTCACGACTGCTTTTCGGCGATCATCAATGTCTTTTGTTCTGTCGATAGGTATTCCATACATAAGCTCGTGAAAATACATTCCCCATGCAGCTGTTTCCGGAAATGCCTGCTTCTGCGCTTCGCTAATCCTCCTGCTTGCAGTCTCCAGTTCCAGTCCAATAACCTCGTATATCCATTTTCCGACATACGATTTATCGTACCAGCCTCTTGTCACATACGTCAGGAGCCTCTGAGCAACCTCATTCGTAGGAAAATGTTCCAGATCAACATTGTCTATATGCATCTCTATCCCTCCGTAAAATTAAGCTCCGTCGCAGTTGTGATCGGATAATAGTCTGCCGCAACCGATATATTGTTCGTATTTTCATTTATACGAAAATCTGAGAAATCAATTACTCCGGCTGTGTTAGACAACAATGCAGATGCAACCGTATACCGGATTTCTTCACTGTCCTTAGCTTCCCTGTAGTAGGTCTTTAATGCTGTCAGGAATGCTTCCTTTACATTATCGATACTGTAATTGCTTTCCAGTTCAAGCACTGCACTGTAGGATATGGTCATATCCTTCACTGTAGATATCGTCACGGATGCTCCAATTGGAGCCAGACGCTTCATTCTGTCCTTCGGAGATACAATATAGTCTTCAACCGCCTGCAATGTTTCTTCTCCGACTGCACTTCCGTCCGGATCCGCAACAACAACCTTAACAGTTCCAGGCCCTTTCCATTCAGCTTCCACGACAGCAGAACCAACACCGGACACCTCTTTCGCCCAACGGACATAATCTGCGTCACATCCTACAAAGGAAACCTCTGCGGAGCGAAGCTTTTCAAGGATTCTTTCTCGGTATGTGTCGTCGTCCTCTTCGTCTGTGCCACCCCTGATAGGATTCTCATTCGTCACAGAAGTAACATTCTTGTTTGGCTGTTTCTGCAATGTCACAGTATTTCTTGTCACATTATAAGAAGCTCCTGCGAGAACAGACGCAACAGCTATGTCAACCGTTCCCTGTTCTGGGATAGTTACCTCCTCAGTCGTCGCAAATTCAACAGATGTCGAATCTGTTGTACCTTCGGTACAAAATACCGTCCCTTCCTCGATAATCGTTCCAGCGGTGCCTACGACGGTCACATGACCGGATGCTCTGCTCGCCTGCTTTCGTGTAACCTTTGCAGATACTCCATGCAGATCAAGCCATTCACCCCAGGCCCACATTGGAAACATAAGCATCAATGTTCGGGTAAGGTTGTACTGTATCAGTCTGGAGATCTCGATTGCAGTCGGCATGGTAAAATCATACGGAAAGTCTGCCGGCATATCAGATATATCAACTGGCAGATTATTCATCATCCGGGACTGGATTGTATCAGGATCGCTGTTATCTATAAATTCTGGAGTTACAAATTCTTCTGCCAAATTCTCATCTCCTTTTCAATGTTACTTCTAAATCGAATTTTTCCCAGTGTATTGCGTACACTGTAAATTTCACATGGACCACAGATGGTTCCCATTCAAATTCAAAATCCTCTACGGATTCAGTCCTTGGATTTACCATCAGAGCCTCTTCTATGGTACGTTCAATCGCCAGTTCCACAGCTGTATCATCTTCTTCCTTCATGGCATCTTCCATCTCTGCACCGATATCATCATCGTATCCGAGACAGCTATACCTTTCTGTAGCAACTGCCTTTACGCACCATGTCTTATATGCTTCGAGCCCTTCGCTTTTAAGCATGCAAAAAGGAGATTCGCAAACGAAATCTCCTTTCTCTAAGTCCCATGCCACAGATGGCTTGTACTCTGCGTCATATTCTTCATTTTCTTCCTCATATTCCGGTATATCCACCACCGGATATAAGTTGTTTTCTGACATATATGTCCTCCTATACAGGTCTGGTTATTATATCAATCACAACAGCGGTATCCTGCACCCAAGCGATCAACACTCTATCTCCTGCCTGTAACTGCCGCATTGATTCCGGAAGATATGCTTTCCCAGAATGCTCAGTCTGCACATCGCAGAATGCATCTCCCGTCTTTCCAAGGGTAAGCTGTCTGCACACCCTGTAATCCTCCTTTGGAATCGCAATCGGAAAAGTGTTCGAGAGTAGGCTACCATCTGCCTGAATTTCTGCAAAATCAAGGCATAGGGGTTTATCTGCGTGCTGTTTCATTCTACTATCAAGAGCTGCTGCCAGTCTCGACACTCCATCATTACTATCAAATGCCATCCTCTACCTCCCGTTAATCGAATGTTCCTTCATCTACCCATCCACATAGGTGTGTTTCGCTCCAATCAAGACCTTCCAGACACCAAGGATGTGCGCTGCCCGGATTACTATGCGTGATCTTTGCTTTTCCTGCTGCAACCTGGTAGCCAGATGACGCATCCGAAGAAACATAATGTGTACCGCCATGGAAATTGACTGTATCGCCAACACTAAAATTTCCAGTCTTTTTCTTGTTTCCAGAACTGGAAGAAGATGAAGATTTCAGCTTTGTTTTCTTTAGGCTTATTGTCATTTCCATCTTATCGCAGTCATGAGTTATTGCTTTTACCCAGTAATAACCGGATCCCGTCGACATTTTTATATGAACAATGTCGCCTTTCCGGATAACTGGCATATCAACAGTAACCACCTTGATTTCCTCTTTCGGTTTTCCATCATCTTCAAGAGTCTCTTTTGCTGTCTTTTTTGCTTCATCCAAGCTATCGTCTTTGGCTCTTGTAATGATCTTCTGCCGGATACCGTATTTCGTCTGTCCATCAACTGTAGCTTCTACTGGTCTGCGCTTATCATCATCTGCCTCTCCAAGAATTTTCACCCTCGTGACCATTCCCGAAGTGCTTATTTTATGAGAAACGCTTATCATGTTCTCGGTCTCACCGAAATGATAGATATTGCTGTTACTGCCAATTCCCAGAATCTGCGCCTTGCCCTTTACGGAACGAATAACGGAATATCCGCCGCCTTTCTTTTTCGCCTCATCCAAGATGTCCTTAACCAGTGTGCCAAGTTTCTTTTTATCTTCCTTTATCACGCCATGAGTTACGTTTGGACCGGTGTATTTGTTTATTGTTATACCCCACTTTTCGAAAAAATCCTGTATAACCTGCTTTGTCCGGGCACCACTTGAATAATATACGCAGTCCTCGGACTCCTGCAGATCATACAGGTTATCATAAGCTTTCAGCTGTAGCGGCTGGCTGCTCAATTTAGCAGATGGATTCCACTCTACAATCCGGCCACGCATGGCTTCATGTGCAGTTCCTGTCTTGTATCGGTAATACAGGTACAGATAACATCCAGGTTTCGTCAAGCTGGAGAGTCTGCCCTTTGTGGTCTTATCGTTCTTCACCGTACACGACAGCTTCGCCGCAAGCTCATTTTCCAGTTCTTCCCAGCCCAGATCTTCAACAAAATTTGTTATGTCGTATTTCTTCTTTTTCTCGGTCACAAGTACCAGATAATAAGAATATTTAAGTGGGTCAACCATCTAACCTCCTTTACGGTATCGTAAGGATAGTTCCAGGGAATATCCAATCCCCTTGGTCGCTATCCTTATGCCCGTATTTTTTCGCAGCCTTTTCTATCGCTGTCTTATTTGCATCATAAATCTTTTTCCAATCTGCTCCTGATCCGTAAAATTTCTTTGCGATATTCCACAGGCAGTCACCAGATTTAATGGTGTATGTCTGTTTTTTCTTATCTGTTGAACTCTTTTTCAGGTTCGTTCGGGTTGTCGTCTTCTTTTTCTTCTTATCAATGCCAAGGTCCTTTGTGGTCTGGATTTTAAGCGGACGATAACGATAAAAGGAAATGCTATAAGAGTAATCTCCTTTCCCGCCAAATTTCTTATATTCAAAGCTATTAATCGTCACATCAACATTGATGCCGCCGCCGGCAGAAATGATAAGGTTCAGAACCGTTCCCTTATCTCGCCAGTTTTCCAGCTTCTTTATAACAGATTTCGGATCCAGCCACTTCGTATGTATGGTGGACATCTTTTTTCTGGCTCTTCCCCAGAGGTATCCATCCCATTCATATGTTCTTATATCAGGTCCGGTTGGAAATGCAAACACGCCCTGTTTTATAATGTCGTATTTCTGATATTTTGCATTTCCTTTGACCCTTATCTCTTTGTCTGGAAGAGAAGGAAAACGAAGGCTAGATTTCTTATTAGCTGCTTCTTTTACAGTTACTTCCATGTTTCCCCTCCTTCCTAAGTTGGCATATTTGCATATGATTCAAGTAATCTTGTTGCCAGTTCACCAGACATCTCATTAATCAGCTCTTTCAGTTTTTCCTTGATGGTATTGACAGTATCATTTCCGCTATTTCCGTTGATATTGAACACAGGGTTCATGTTAATCACAACCTGCCCCTTGTCTCCGCTACCAGAAGAATCTCCAGAAGTCGAGTCTGAGGAACCGCCTGACAACGGAACATCACCAATCATGCCGCCGTCTGCATACTCTTTGACACCCAATGCCCGTCCAGCCTGTAACCACAAGTCCATGCCTCTGCCTCGGCGTTTTGAGCCAAGAGGAATAATAGCTTCTGGACCATCTTCACCTACCCAGGATAATAACGGTCCGGTAACGATGCTTCCCTCTGCATTACCTGCAATAGTAGCTGTAACGGATGAACCTCTTCCAGATGTTGTAATTCCGGCAGATGGATTTGTTATATGCCAGTTAAGAGTTACATTAACGGTGCATGATGCAGGAATCGGATTAGAGAAGGTAGACTGTACTTCTCCTGCAACTTCAGAATATACTTCTGCAGCATTATTGGTCTGATCGAGAGTTACATCTGTATGTCCGTCTGCTGGCATAGATTCAGAGAATGTACTTTCAACCTCTGACTGTGCCTGCTCTTTTGCTCCGGACGCATCTGTGGTCGCGTCAGTGATATTAACGTTTGCAGTTGTATCTGTCTCAACCGGTTCCGTTTCGGTCTGTTCTGCGGTTGCGCTCTGTATACCAGAAGTATCAACCTGTACCAGTTCCTGCGGAATTGTTACGGTTGCTCCTGCCTGTACTTCAATGCCGTTGGCTGCAAGTGTCCCGGATTCCATACCAAGAGCCGCTTCAATTTGAGCTGCTGCTACATCGGAATCCACTTCAACATTTGCCAGATCAACTTTCACTCCTTCTGCTGTAACGGACATTTCAGCCCCTTCAGCATCCAGAGCCGACATTGCCTGCTCGATAGCAGCCTGCGCCTTATCTCCGTCCATTTCAGCAGTTATTGTGTCCATGGAGATGGTGAGTTCCTGATCTGGATGAATAACGTATGGGCTTTCGATGCCATTCTGTTCCGCAATAGTCTGCCAGTCAATTCCAAGAGCATTGCCAATTTCCCAAAGGCAATCCCCCTGCTCAACTTTAATCTTTATGCTGTCAGCAGTAACCTCTTCAGTAGTTGCAAGATCTCCCAGTTTTTCATTCAGCGCTGATACCCATGCATCCTTATCTATGTCTACGTCACCATCGACAGAAGCTTTCAGACCTTCAAGTGTAATTTCATTGTCAGTCGTTTCTGCTGTAGCCCTGTCAATTGCAGTTCTAAGCTCATCAGGCAACTGCTCTCGTACGCTTTCGTACATCGGATTATTCGGATCCGTCAAAACACTCTTCATTTCTTCGCTTCCAGATTCGAGAATCTGGTTTGCGTAATTCTGCCAAGCCGCATCAACGTCACCTGCTGCCGCACCAACTTCGATTGCTTCCTTGTACCCATCCATAAGGCTTTGTGGCACTGCCTGTCCTGCTTCTCTGTACTGGTCAATCAGGCTTCCCATCTGACTAACATCCGGAGCCATCGACTGATACAATTCGTTTAGTGCTCTCTGATCGGCATTTGCACCAATTCCCAGGAAGCCTTTTCCATTATCCATAGACGTAAACATATTATCAAAGGTGCTTGCAATCGTACCATAAGCTCCGCTTTGTAAGCTGGTTTCCGCACTCTTCAAAGCATTCTGTGCAGTTTCTGTAAGCGTCTGGATGTTTCCAGTAATCTTCTCGCCATATGTATCATTCAGGGTATTACTTCCAAGTTCAAGACTCTTGGCTAATTCGGAGCCTTGCTGTCCTCTTACATACCACCCAGTCTGTTCTTTGTAGCTCTCATACTGTTCAGGAGTAATTCTTCCATAGTCCTTCATTGCCTCCAATTCCGAATACCACTGAGTCGTATCTGCTTTAATGCTTTCCATTGCAGTCTCGCGCTGGCTTCGCATTTCATCCATCAAGTCTGTAAACGAACCGCTTTCCAGGTCAGCAGCGCTCATATGTCCGTATTCCTGTTTAATCCAGTCCCACTGCGCTTGTGCTTCGGCTTCTTTCCAGCGGGCAGTAATGTTATTCATCTTCTCCTGCAATGCACTAATAGCTTCTTCTTCATTCACATCAATGATGCCGTCTTTCAGGGCTTCTGAGACCTTTTGTGACAACTGACTGGATAAATCGGATAGCTCTAAATTGTCCGCTCTAGCCCATTCCTTGATGTTCTGGGCTAATGTCTGTCCATCTTCTGTCCCTCCGAGATATGTCTGGACATGAATGTGAGCCGCAAATGTACGACTCTCCAGTTCAGATATCTTACTTTCAACAAAAGTATTAATATTATCCGTATATTCCTGCTGTTCATCAGCTGTCAAAGTGATTCCAACTCTGCTCTTGAATTCAAGAACATCATTTGATTCCAAAGCTTTCTGCGCTTCAGCTCGTAGATTGTCGGCATTCTGTACTTCATTTAATGCCAATTCGACATTGGTAAGGTACTTCTGATTCAGTATTCCTGCCGCCGCATCTTTGACTTCGTCTGCAGATAATTTAATCTTTCCGAAATGATCTTCAAGACTATTTTCCAGCTGTGTCTCATTGTACTTGTCGATCGCAAGCTTAATGCCGATGATCGCAGCTGTAATTCCCGCTGCCGCAAGTCCAACTTTCGCTCCTACAGGAATCATAGAACTCAGATTGCCTGCAAAGTCCATCACATCGTTTGCATTTCCAGCTGCCTCTGTGATGCTGCCAATAGCATCTCCGATAGGAGACAAGGTTTCCACTATGTTTTTCCCTTTTTGAGCAACCGTAGCTGCTCCTTTTGCAAGAATCCCTGCACTTAACCAAGATGTTAATCCCGCTTTTTCACCGCCAGGAAGAATAGCCGCTGCACTCGAAAATAATGTGCCAAGCCCGCTTGATATTAATTGCGCGCCATCTCCAGAAACCCAATTCCCGAACGGCTTTGCGATTATTGAATCCCATGCTATGTCTATCTTTCCAAACAGATCCGCATTCTTCCATTCATCAGAACCGGTCATGTCAGTGATCTTGCGTTTTACGCCTGCAATCTTATCATCTGCCACATCCATAACCGCATTGATTCCATCCGTTATCTCAGGCATCATATCGGTAATTCCACCTGCAATTCCTCTTAAATACGGAGACAACCGTTTTCCAAAGGCATTCTCCGTACCTTCGATAGCACTCTGCATTAATGTAAAGGAGCCTTTAAGGTTGTCCAGCATCGTGTCAGCCATTCCCTCTGCCGCATCTTTTGAATTGCCAATTGCTGTGCTCAGCTTGTTGTAATCCTCTTCACTGGCGTTGATGATTGCTAACATGCCGGCCATGGCCTCTTTTCCAAAAATGGTTGAAGCTGCTGCTGTCTGCTCAGTCTCAGAAAGTCCACCCAAGCTTCCTCGAAGATTATCTATTACTCCTCGAAGGGATTTCATGTTTCCCTCAGAATCTGTAAGGCTGATTCCGTATTTATCCATAGCTGCTGCCATGCTGTCTGTAGGTGCCGCCATATTTGCCAAAGATGTTTTAAGTGCGGTACCGGCCATGCTACCTTTAATACTTGCATTTGCCATTAAACCAAGCGCAAGAGATGTATCTTCAACGCTGTAATTCATAGCGCCAGCAACAGGAGCGACATATTTAAACGATTCTCCAAGCATTGACACATTTGTGTTGGCATTGGCACTCGCCTGAGCAAGAACATCAGCAAAATGCCCTGCATCACCCGCCTGTAATCCGAAAGCTGTCAGCGCATCTGTCACAATATCGGAAGTCGTACCAAGGTCTTCGCCAGATGCTGCTGCAAGACTCATAATACCGGATATACCATCAATCATCTGTTGTGGCTTCCATCCTGCCATAGCCATGTAATTAAACGCCTCAGCTGATTCTGTAGCCGTAAACTTGGTCGTTGCGCCCATCTCCTGTGCTTTTGCGGTCAGATCATCAAACTCCTGTCCTGTTGCGCCGGATATAGCTTTTACCTGTGACATCATAGACTCGAAGTCCTGGAAGGAATTAACCGATTCTGCCACACCGAAACTGGCACCGATCAACGATGCCCCTTGCACAACCGGATTTTTTGCTGCACTTGCAAGCGCAGAAATAGGAGCGGTTGCCGCATCTATGACACCAATAGTAGCATTAAACACGCTTCCTCCCCATGATTCCGCTGCATCCTGTGCGGCCCGGATAACCGGCGTAGCTTCATCAGATGCTCCAATCTCAGCATCCCCACTCATTCCATCGAAATTCTCCACCGCATCAGAAGCGGCGGATACTACCGGGGTGGCGCTATCGTCTGCTCCTATTTCTGCATCTCCGGAAGTACCGTCAAAATTTTCTACAGCATCCGAAGCAGCATTGACCGTCTGCGTAGCAGAATCATCTGCCGCAACTTCAACTTGTGCCGTCTCTCCGTCTATCTGCTCCGTAGCATTTTCAACAGCTGAAAGAACCGGGGTTGCATTGTCGTCTGCTCCTATTTCTATCTCAGCCGCTACGCCTGATCTACGCTGGAATCGTTGTGCCGCCCTATCCGCTCTCTCGAACGCTCTTTCCATTGCAGTGAGATTCCTGGTCACACTCGACGTTCCGGAACCGGTATTATCGACCACATCAACAGGAATCTCTATCCTTATCGTTTCTGCCAAGTATCTCACCTCTTTTCATTTTTCTTAATATTTTCTTCAATCCATACCTCCGTGGAGGCAAAAAGAAAGGCTCTGACCCCTTCGGGCAAAGCCATTACTTCATCCGGTCTAATCCCCTGTCTCTGGAATATCCAGTGCAACAGGGCTGATTTATAACCGGACCTTATAAGTTTTTTGCTGTATTAACTTTATCTTCTTCTGTGTTATATCCGCAGAGTTCATCAAGTGTAGTAAGAACTTTCTCTTTCTCTCCCGGAAGAAGAGCTGCTTCGATCACGTCAAGTGCGTTGATAATCTTCTTTCCTTTCTTTCTAAGTGCTTCCTGAATATTTTTATTGTTCCATAATTTTTCCTGATCTTCTGCTACAGTTGCATTGTAGATGAGGGAACTGCGGAATTTTGCATTATCCATTCCATCCGTTACTTTCATTCCAGTTCTCTTGTTTTTTGCGTATTTGGTGTACTTTTTCCTGATCTCATACATATCATCATCTGATAATGCATGGACAGAAAAAGCAAAATACAATTTTCCGGAACGAATGATTTTAATTTCCTTCGTTTCTTCATCCACATCATCTGCTGCCTCTAAAATACCATTCAGATAATCCATTTCATTAGCTCTCATATCTTCCTTTAATGCTTCCTCGGCTTCCGCCTCTGTCATATCAATTTCAGTTGTTCTTGGTTCTTCATTTTCGATATTTGCAGTTCTTGCCATGTATTATTTTCCTCCGTTTATAAAAATAAGGGTGGCCAGTTTTAGCCACCCTTGTGTTGACCAGATATCAAATTGTCAGTGATGAACGGGGTTCTACTTCCCCGTTGCAGTGCAGATTATAAGATCTTGATAATGTATCTCCTGTACTTACATTCTGCAGATCCTGGTCACCGCTAAAGATACATTCACGATATGTAATGCGTTCCTGGGAGCCATTACGCCCTTCAATAACTCCATCTAAAGTCATAACCGGGCTTTCTCCTTTATTTACCGCACTAACAACATTGTTGAATAATTCGCCATCCAGAACAACGATCTCCGAAATTGTAATCGTGACTCCAATAGTATTGTTTGTTTCCAGTTCTCTGTTCTGTCCTAATGGCTGATATTTGGTATTATTAAAAGATGTTTTCGACTGAAAACTGCTTACCTGCGCAAACGGAACCCCATCTGCATTGTAAAGCATGGCATCTTTACCTGAACGACTATGTCTCGCGTCTGTTGCAGCACTTGTATTTAACATTCACCTTTCCTCCTTTACTCTGCATTGGTACTGAATCTAAACTTATAGAATGAGTAAATATGTTCCGCAGAATCCTTATCAATGATATCAAGGTCAAAATAACAGTTATCTGCGTCTGCAATATAAGTCGTGCTCTCAGTTACTGTTCCTGCTGTTAATTTTTTTTCTTTGATCATGGCATTGATAATTCCCTGAATTTTTCCAATAATAGTGGCTTTTCCATTTTTATCAGGATCGACTTTTCCAACTAAAGCGTCGGACTGGGCATTTGCTCTGTACAATAACTCATATCTTGTTCTTACACGGCGGATTTTCTTCCAACCTTTATCTTTGTTATCTGGAAGATTGATCAGTGTATTGATTCCAGCATCAATCCATACCTCATCTTCTGTAGACTTACTAAGAACCAAGCATCCCTTCAGTTCCGCTTTTATAATCTGAGTATTTGTAAGCGGTTCTGCAAGATCTACATATCGAGTAATCACCATATGAGTCACTGCCTGATTTGCAGGAGTTGCTGCAATAAGTCCAGCAATCAAGCCGGCAGTCTGATATCCATCCAGAGTTCCCTCATTGATAAAGACTTTTGGATTGAGAACATAAACTATATTCTCACCATCAAATCCTGCTGCCGCATTCATTCTTTCGTCTAAATCTTTGTTATCTTTCTCTGCAACAACTCCAATCCCAAATTGACTGGTTTCATAAATTCTGTCCAGAAATGCCTGTAACAGCGCATGTACTGCTGTATCTTCTGTATCAACACAAATTGTATTGAAGAAATATTTTTCTGCCTGTGAAAAAGCAGCTGAATAATTGGCAGTTGCTACTGTAGGATTCTTTCCTCCCGTAAACGCTGTCTGATTCACATTAGTCATGATTCCTTTTGCAGATTCTTCAAGATTAGCCGTGAAATTCTTTGAATTTGCAAAAGCACTTACAAGACTTGCAGCTTCATTATCGCCTGCTGAAAAATATACTTTTTCAAATTCAGTAGTTCCTGTATAGATAATGCATTCTTTCCTGTCTTTGTCAGTTAAGCGGTTTCTAATAGTTACAGAAAATGGCATCTCTCCTGGATGTTTTGCTGTGATCTTAATTTTTCCAGTTGCAGCTGCAAGACTTACGCTCGCCACAGCTCCGCCCGTTCCATTAAGGCGACAGCAAATAACTTTCTTTGCACCACCATACAGAACTTCACGAATCAGGTCAGTCGTTAATCCATCTCCGTAGATTGTTGTGTAATCGTCTCCTCTCTCTAAGACTGTTACTTTATCTACTGGTCCAAACGTTGCTTTAAACACAGCTACAACAACTCCGTCAATTGCCCCGAAAGAATCATCGTCACCATTCTTATCTACGTTGAAGTAACTTCCTGGTCGAACTTTTGTACCTACTTCAGGAATCTGGAAATATTCCGCCATTATTTGACCTCCTTCTTCATAAATTCTTCGACAAGCTTCTCAGCTTCTGAAACAGTCATGCTTTTCTTTTTTGACAGTTTCAGTGCCACCATCGCGCAATCAGGGCAAGAAAAAAGCTGATCGCGTGCGGCAATCAGCTCATCTACCCCATATTCCGTTTCTTTCTCTGCCAGAAGAACTTCTTTTGTTTCTTCCGGAGCATTTGTTTTCTTTGTTTCTGCCATTGCTTCTCCTTTCAATCTGTAAAATCCATGCCAATTCCGGAAAGATTGTGTTTCTTTTCATTTCCGCGAAGGCATCCATATTTACCAGTTATGGTCAGCTGACCTTCTCTAAGATAATCAGCCTTATTATTTAATTCCATCTGTGAAATAATCATAGGGGAATCATCCAACATAATGATTTCTTCGTCTATTGCTATTCTTTGATTGATTGATGCCAGAGTCTTCAATCTGGTACCAGCCCCCGGATAAATCAAGTGTACTGCGACCTTTCCTATGAACCATGCAATTGTATTCATGCAGTGGCCCGTTGTTTTCTGTATATTTGCTAATCTGCAATAAAATACAGGTGTCTTTGACGTCTCAATAAAATCACTTATACTGTCTATTCCAAGAACTACCGTTTCAGGGAATAACTGCTTAATATATGCCGCTACTGCAAGAACAGGATCTGGATCCGTACTCAGCTGGTCCGGATACTCAAGTATGTCAAATGCCACCTCCTTGCACCAGACCTCCTTTCCCTCTATCGCATATGATTCTGTACGTGCCCATGCTACACAGAAAGGAGCCTCTCCGTCTGGTTTCATAAGTACATCCTGAAGCCGGAGTCTTACAGTATTCTCAATTTCGTCAATAACAGTACTGGTCTTATCTGTATAAATCGCAATATATAATGTTCCTGATGACGAACGTTCCTGATTAACCTGCATATCAATTCGATAGCAGATTCGAGGATACTGAGTTGCTCCTTCCCAGCCTTCCTGCTGATCTGATGGAAATTCAGAATCGAATATGGCAGGAACCCCGGCATATGTAGCAAGCATTTTCGTCAAATCTTCGTCTGCAGATAAACGTCTGAATATTAATTCACTAAGATTCATCTGTACCCTCCTTGATAGTCAAAAGCCCATCGTTCGAATATCTTATTTCCCATTCTCCATCTTCCGAAACAGGTATAAAAAAATGATTCTGTGTGTTCGTTTTCTCATTCGGATACAATACTGTAATCCGTTCGGCAGACGCATGGTACACAATGCCGGATTTTCCTTCTTTCCATGATCTATGTTTTGCATAGATAAGCGTTCCTCTGCGGATTTCATCCAGATTAAATTCAGCTCGTTCAATACGATTGATAAACATATCAGCCTCCTATTTCTGCAAATATTGCTGTTATATTTGGCAATGCCGTCTGTTTTATCTTTTCTACATAAGGACGAGCAGCCATTTTTCTTGTTCCATGTTCCAGATAACCAGCATATCCCATACCCGACGTAATGCATACCGCACCGCCACTCATATGCCAGTTATTTTTTAAATGTCCGCTCCGAACACCCGGTGGACTGCCCGGAGCTGACGGGCTTGGATTTGCCAGTACAGATAATGCAGCATTTCTAAGGGCATTTGAAGCCCTTGGATATCTTGCGATCACCTGCTGCTCTATCCGTTCCTTGTCTATTTGAACTTGAACTTTTACTGCTTCTGCTGCTTCGGCAGGTGTCATTTCAGATCATTCCTTTCTTCGAGATATATCAAGCCAGTTGCTCCAAGGTTTCCGGGATCCTCAGATAAAAGAACGAGAAAGGTTCTGCCTGCAGTAGTCAAATAGTCTCCCTGCTTTACATCTGCAGAATCCCGGATAACAAGAGTGTGGGTTAAAGAATGTTGTTCCTGATCCCACCTGTGTTTCATCCTTTCAGATTCATGTGTAGATGCTTCAGCAAGTATTCCTGATATCTCGCCTTTCGCTTCAAAATCTGACACAGGATGTCCGAGTATGTTGCGAATGCTCTTTCGTCTTACCACAAAATCTGTCCATAAATTTCCCGGTCTTAGATACATCAAGCCAAATGGACTAATCATATATCTACACCATCACTTTCTTCATGGCTCATCATTCCGTTGTAGAAATATGGCACTGGCTGTTTGCTTGTATCTCCGGCATTCATCAGAATAGCCGATGGGGATACAGAAGCAAGTTTCAGGTCTTTCTTCAGCTTCTCATATTCTTCCTGCCACAATTTAGCCCTATCACCAAATTTGAATGAGGTAGGGCCAACTGTTGTATCAGGTTCAAAAGAAAACCTGCGAAATATACTTTCAAGGCACTTTAATTTTGCCCGTTTCCAATCTTTCGCAGACTGAACATCATCACACAAAACGATGTATTCCTCGTCTGACAATGCACAAGTTCTCTCTTTTCCATCTACCATCACATCTCCAAGTTCAAACCTCATTCGATCTTTCCCATACGATGTGATCATGGCAGGTTCATATGTATAAGTTCCTGCCATCAGGCATCACCTTTACTTTCTTCCTGTTCAATGAGATTTTTGGCTTTTGACTCTGCTGCTTTTTTTACGGTTGCTCTGGAGTCAAGAGCATTGATGATAATAAGCGTTGTATCGTCCTCAATATTCCCTCTAATATGAGCTACAGCAGCATCTGCACTCATCTGCATAGTTTTTACTGCATCCTGCATCTGAGGCTCTGTAACGTCCAAATCAATCGTCTCGTGACCTTTGACAATTGGAATAGAAAAGCTTACCTCTCCTACCATAGCAACACATTCTTCAAGATTATCCTCCGGAACAGCGTCATGAATCACTGATAACAGCCCCATCTTTACTAAACTGGCGTAATCAACCACTTCTTCAACCGGGACTTCTTCACCGATGAAATATTTCTTTCCATTCAGATTGCATGGCTTGTTTGCAACAAGTTTCATAGGTTCCTCCTTAAACTGCAGCTTTATAAAATCTTGCAAGATCGTCAGATGTCTTCTTCATATCTGTCGCCATAAGACCTTCAATGTACTCAGTATGTGTGCCATTCTCTCCAAGATAGTTCAGGATCGGAAGCATCTGTCCATTGCCGAGCATATCCCATGTGAAGATATAACCTGCAGACGGTTCATCGATACTCGGTGCGTTAGTTGCATAAGCCAGTAGAAATGCGTTCGGATCTCCGATATACTGCATTTCTTCATCTGCGCCCATGCTTGCACTGTTCATAATGGATTTAAGCACTACAATCTTTTCAACTCCAAACAACTGCGCAAGCACATTCTCTGTTACAGATGCCGGATTTGCGGTGCTTCCACCGTATTTAACCCTTTCGAGGATGCCCGGATGTACTTTCAGAGCATTAAATACATTAATACCAAGACCAAGACGATTCGGCATGCGACCTGTCTGCTGGTTCATGTCGGTCTTCTCTTTGTCGATAAATGCAATAGGGTCAGAATTTGCATTGCTGAACTTAATGAACTGGTTTGTGCTTGGAGTGGTGTTATCAACACCCTCAAGTTCGTTCTTCCATGCTCCTTCTTTGAAATAGCTCGCTGCAAACAAACGGTCCTGGTGGATGTTAGCCTGTTCTGCAATTGTTCTAGTGCGCTGCTGTTTAGGCTGAATGATAGATGGACCCTGACGTCTGGAAAGGTCGGTCTGGCGAATCTGGTCGATACCCATAATCATCTGATCTACTTTGCAGACATAGTTGTCAGTGCTTTCGCCAATTGTTGTCGGGTCAACTTTGCCATATGCCGGTTTTCTCTGCCAGTTATCTCTCAGGAGATCTTCTCTGCTAAAAATGTAGTAATTGTCAGAAGAAAGACCTACCGGACAGGTTGGAAAAAGAGCTTTTGCGAAATAATTGCTGGCATTCTGGTAATAAGCCAGTGCCATGTTAGTAAGTGCTGTGTGGGGTCTGAACACGCCTTTTGCGATTTCAGCCTTAATTCCCGCTGTTGTATTTCTCATGTTTACATTCCTCCTTTACGCTTTTGCTTTCTGATATTTTGCAATCTGGATTCTGCTGTATCCTCCGGCAGACACAGAATTGAGGGCAACACCAATCACGTACTCTCCCGCTTTAGCTACTGCTGCCTTTCCACCTGTGGTGGCTGTGACTTCCTGTCCTTTTTTGATTTCCGCAGACGCAATTGCATAGCCAATGTCCTTGATCTGGATTTCAAGATCATCACCTTTCTTTACTTTTCCTGATTCAGCACCAGAAATATCGTTGTAGCCACCTTCGATAATAGATAAGCCGAGCAGGGGTGCTGTTCCGTTTGCGGCGATCACTACATTTCCATCTTCATCATATTTCAGAATAAGATTGCGGACATCTGCAATATCAGCTCCTGCCTTTTCTGCGATAGTCACAGACTGGTTGATCATTGTTCCGTTAAAGTTTGTACCCATCTTTCTTCACTCCTTTCTCAATAGCCCGCTTCTGCTTCATATTCATCCAAGAGTTCTGGATGATCCTCCCACGCTTTTGCAAGAGCTGCATTATATGTCAGAGCAGAGTCTTTTTCCATATATCCCTTTGCAATAGTATCGATCTTACTTTCTGCTGCAGACTTCTTAATAGATGCTACAGGATTGCCTGAGAAGGACTTCCCAATTTCGCTAAATACGCCAGACTTCTCAACCATATCAACGCTTCTGTCCAGAACGCTAATCATATCATTGTATGCGGTTCCGCCTGCATCCTTTAAAGACTTCAGAGTTTTCACTAATTCTTCCGGCTTTTCTCCGACAATCTCATATTTCTTTGCGACATCAAGAAGCTCTCTTTCTTCTGCTTCTGCCGCTCTCTTTTCCAGAGCCTCTAATCTTGCTCTTACAGCAGGATGTAATCCTTTGTAGATATCATCTCCGGTGTCTGCACTTGTCTCTGTTGTAGGTGCTGCTGGTGGCGGTGTTACTGACTTCTGAGTTTTCGTAACTTCGGAATCATCTACAATATCCGGATCCTCCGCTTTAGGTGCACTCTTTCCAACCGGTTCTTCTGTCTGTTCTTCTGTTTCTACTGCATATTTTTTGATAAGTTCATCATACGCAGTTCTTTCTTCTGCGGTCATTTTAGACTTGTTGATTTTAAGCATGTCTTCCAATTCCCCTTTCTCATTATCTTCGTTTGATTTTTCAATAATATCTGTCAGATTCTTATGTGCTTTCATAACCATCTGAAGATCTGTTTCATCTGGTGTAGCCAGATTCTTTCTGATATTCGTCGCTGTGCCAGAAGCCCAGTTCGGGATATATCCTTTCATAGCTTCTGCAAACTGTTCTGTGCTTGTTTCCATTGCGGCCTGCTTCGCAGAACTGTCCATTTCTGCATCGCACAGAATAGAGTTCAGTGAATTCTGCAGTGCATAGCAAGTAGACCAGATTTCATCCCTGATTGCATCCATGCTGACAGCGTTGATCTGTTCATTGAATGTTGTTGCTGATTTTGTAATCTCTGAGTCTGACTTACTCAATTCACCCGTAATCCAGTTCACAAATCGTTTGAAAAGACCTACCTCTGGATTTGAAATTTCTTCCCCATCCTTGCTTTTCTTTATCTTAATATTTGCCATCTGGTTAGCTCCCTGGTCCACAAAATCAACTTTCTTTATATGCAGACCTTCAAGTTTTGTCGCCAAGTCATTCCCTCCTTTCGCTTTATTTATCAAAAAAGCACCGTTTCCGGTGCCTATTGATCAGATTCTTCATCTTCCACTTCTACTCTCTTTGCTTCTCCCTCTATGGAAAACATAGAGTATGTTCCATCTTTAACCTTTTCCCATACATCGGCATCTGTTACCTGAAAACCAATCCACCATCCCGTTGGAAGTGTTCCCTCTGGAATACCCATAGCTTCCATCTTTTCTTTTGTAAATACTGCACTTTCAATCAGTCTGGCAACGCCGCCTCTTATATGCATCTCTCCACCTTCCCGGTAAAGATCAACAAATTTGTATGCCGCCTGTTCCAGTTCCTCTGGTTCGATGATGTCATGCTGCAGGTCTTCCAGCACTTCTCCATCTGCGGTAATCGAAATATTGGCCCATCCGAACGCCTGCATTTTTTCATCATCGGATTTCTTGATCTGAAATTTTCTTTTTTCAACCGGTATGTCTTTCGATTCCGGTTCATCTCTTATCTTCATGATTTCATTAAACGATTTCATATGTTGCCTCCACATATTTGACCGCGCATTTGCACCGAGGATGCAATGGCGGCAATAATACTGTTACATTCCTTCTTCCTGACTGTGTCTCAAAACTATCATCCATACTAATCTGTACGCCCTCAAGAGCCTGGCACTCTTTGCACACTCTCTCATCAAGAGCAGTTGACCATTCTTTCTTCATTTCCGGCATCAAATCATGCCGGATGGCTTCTCTGATGAAAGCATCTGCTCCCGCATTGTATGCCTGTGCAATCTCTGTCCTGGCGATTGTTTCAGCCCTATATCTCTGTTGTCGCTCAGCATACTTCGCAGCCGCTGTCCTGGCCTTTCTCTCAATAGATTCTTCTTTCATGCGTGGATGATCTGCTCTCAACTGAGTCTTCACACTGTTATAATGCCTCAGATTCGCTGCTGCCTGCCTCTCCGTCAAGCCAACCGTTGGCCGGATATATCGAGCAGTTTCATCGCTACCCATACCTAATGACTGGGCTTCTGCAATCAAATAGCGGACCGCATTCACCTGATCACTACAGACATTCGTAATCAAGTTACCTGTTCGATTTATAATCCAATCTCTCACATAGATTTCTGAACTAATCTTTTCTTCCAGGCCAACAAATTCAGCTGTTGAATTCCACGCCGCAAAATAAGCGCTTTCCCATGATGCTGTCATTTTCGAGGAAAGAAAGACCGAATAATCTGAGAACCATTGATCAAACAGGCTCTGCGGATCCGCTTCTCCGATTACAATCTCCCGCAAGTCCTTATACAGCATAACCGCTGCCTGATCTTTCCAGAACCTTACAAGCCATTTCATCGGCTCGTCCAGGTTACTCTCAAGATAATTATCAAGGGCTTCAAGAACCTTCTGTGATTCTACGCTTTTTTTAATCGTTCGAGACCTTGCCCGCATCTTCAACATATGTTCACCTGCCTAACCGTTTCTTCGCTTCTTCGATTTCCTGATTTTCCTCAGGCTCAACTTCTGATGTTTTGCCTTCTTTTTCCGGCGACCTTCTCTGTGCTTCCCGCTGTTCATCCTTATTTCTAGGATCATCTGACAGCGTTCTCTCCGGCAGGTTGGCGACTTCTCTTACATAATCCTCAAGATCTTCATCCGGGATAAGGATTCCAACTCCAACCATGTCTTTCAGGAATGTAGACAGCTTCGTGATATCTCTCTTGTCCACATCGCCATGTGCAAGCTGTGGATAATCTGTTATTGCATCAAAATGAGCACCATTCATGTCGATCAGGGATGGAATGCCCTGATTATTGAATGTTTCGCATATGACATCCAAGAACGCCCCAAGAGCAACTGCGAACAGTTCTGTTTTATCTTCACTCAGCGCAAAGCTTCCTGTCTGCTCATGCCCCAGCATGATGAAATCCGCCATAACAGTCTGCGCGATCTTTGCATCATATCTGTTGATAATGGCATTCGTGTCAAACTGTCTGGTTCCACCAGTGCTCAGGAGTTCAGCTTCATATCCAGCTGGAAGAACAAGCCCTTCATATTCGTTTCTGCGGATGTTCTTGACCATGGATGTAAGCGCTGCATTAATAGATACCAACTCAGGGTCTTTATCGTCCCATATGTCTACACCATCTGGTGCGTGCAACACCGGAAGTCCGGCAAGGTCTCTTTCGATTCCAATTGCCTCGATTTCCTGTATGCGGCGCTTGAAGTACCATGACCGATAGGCGTTTCTCAGAATGCTTCGTCCCTCAGGATTGTCTTTTATGCTCTCTGTTCTGAACAGCATTGCTTTGCTGATCGGGATGGTAAGCAATCCATAATCCGGCGGAGGTTGCTGAGTCATTCCGATTAAGTTGTCTTTATCGTCATATTCCCATCTGTACAACGTATCCTGCGCTCTGGGCGGAATCTTCTGCCATCCAATCAGTCCATCTGAATATTTGCTTGATGTTTTTCGATTTTTTGTTTTTCCCATCCTGCGCTTGTAGACAATTTCATGAAAGCTCCAACCGTATGCGAGAAATGATAAAATCTCTGAGATGGTGTCAGTCCATGTATTCTGCATATCGTCCATACACGATTCTACAAATTCTGCTGCTTCCCGGTCTTTTGCACTATCACCGCCCGGCTCAATATGCCATTTAACCTGACGAATCAGCATTTTTATAGCAAACATTATCGCTCCAATCGTATCATCATTGTCGAGCATCTCACGATACGTTTTCACGCCTCTTATTCCGGATAGTTCAGGAAGAAACTCTTCATTAAACACGCCTTCCCAGCGTTTCTGTCCAATCCGTCCATACTCTTTCATCTTCATCACCTCTCTTTCTGGCTATATCAGCCCCAATAATTATCTTTTGACAATTTCTGCATAGCACCTGCACTTGGTGCCGTACCTGTGTGCTTCTTGATTTTTCCAAGATACAATGCCAACGCAAGAGCATCTGCCCGGTCAGGAGAATCAAGTCCTCTTTTCTTCATTTCCTTTTTTGGTTCAATCTCAAGCTTTCCATTACTGGCCATGGTGTATTTTCTGGAAGAAAGCTGACCAATCGTCTGCTCATCGTCTTCAATAACAATCTGTTTGTTATCAAGGAGATCTCGCATACTGGCCCACATAGCGGTAGTCAGGTTATTGTACCTTTCAGCTGCATCTTTACCTGCTGCCGTATCAGTCTCAATCTTTTCAGCGGCATTTATCGGGATAACTTGCATCTTGTACAGCTTTTGTTCTTTCCGGACTTCCTTTAGTCGGTCAGTGACGCCTCCTCCAAGTCCTGTATCATCAATCTGCACATATACTTTGCCTTCATACGTTGGATGTTCTCTATATATCTTCTTGAATTCCTGTACGATATCCCCTACAGTGGCCATCAGGTTCTGTCCTCGCCTGTTCCGGACTATTTTGCAATGACCATGATAATTACGATATATGATCGTTTCATCATCTCCGAAACGGGCCACATCCACCCCCAATGATACAAACTGCATTCCATCTGTATCATCCAGTTCTAAAAGCCTGCTGCTACATTGTTCAATAATGCTCAGCGGAATAAATACGTCGTCCTCCTGGTTCGGGAACTCGCCCCTGACACGAACACGGACCACGTTAGAATCCCATCCGTATTTTCGAACAAGAGAATCTATGTTCTCTTTATTTGTTCTGGTGCTGTCCATAGAAGAAACCGTATGGCATTTGTACAATGCCCTGTCTCTTGTATGGGAATCATAAAAGGTTCCAGACGTCTTCGTTGGGTTTCCACACAGAAGAAGTTTATTGTTTGCTCCAGATAAGGTACCAAGGATAGCCTCCATGATTGGATCCGCAACACCGGAAGCTTCATCAACGATAAAAAGCATGTTATCTTCATGGAAACCTTGCATATTCTCTGGCTTTGTAGCAGTCCTGGCAACACCAAACCAACGCTTTTCCTCTCCAACCATATAAACATATGTCTTTGTCCATTTTAGAAGTATAGAGAGCAGTTCGGACTTGCTCATCCACTTGGAAATCTCAGACCAGAGGACATCGTGCAACTGCTGTTTGGTTGGTGCTGTCGCAACGATTCTTGGGTGTGGAAAACAGGTAACGAACCACAGGAACACCGCTGCCTCAAGACCAGTCTTTCCAACACCCTGTCCGGATTTAATGCTTACCTTTGGGTTTGCAGCCAAGTCTCTAGCTGCTTGTGCCTGCCATTCATCTGGTTCGAAATTCAGAACTTCCCGAAAAAACATGACTGGATCATCACGCCACAAGGGAATGCTTTCGTCAAGGAACTCAGAGAACGCCGTATCATCCATCATGTTTCTCTTCCCTCCTTGCTTTCACTACAGCTTCAGCCCATGCACGAACAACCTCATTGCCCTTGCTTTCTCCGGCAATCTTCTGCTTCTCCAGTCTCAGCTTCGCAAGTGCCTCAATGGCTTTGGTCTTCTTCGACTGCACAGTTGACAGCTCTTTTTCAAGTCTGGCAATCATATTGTCCTTGTTTTCCATATTTGTCATCATGTTATATGTGTTACCCGGAAGACGATCTCCAGAAGCAACCTTTTCTTCAATGCGTTCTTCATAGAGCTGTTTATCTTCATCTGATTTGAAAGCTCGCTTGTCTTCAGTTCTGGCGAAGCCGAACAAAGATACTTCTCCATTCATATTCCGGTATTTATTGATTGCCGCCATGATTCGTCTTTCCCTCACGGCAAAGAGCTGAATCTGTTCGATCAGGAGCATTTCTTCATCCATCGGGATATCTTCGATCATATCTTTTTCAGATTCATCAAGGACATCCCAATATACGGAAGAGTACGCTCCGTGTTTCTCTGCAATCTTATCTCCCGGTTTCAATGGACCGCCTTTGTTTCCTACAGCATTTTTGTTTCCAAGTTGTCCACCTTTATGGCGAGCGCTCGTTTTTTTCTTTTGCGAGCGCTCGTTTTTTTTCTTTTTTGTATCTCCATCCCAATTTTGGGTTGATTTCCAGCGTCGAACTGTACTGGCAGGAACATCCAACTTCTTGGCAATGTCAACAAGTTTCATCCCTCTCTTATACATTTCCTCAGCTTCAATGCTGTTGGGACTTCTTGCCCTTGCCAATGGACACCCCTCCCTTCCATCATCTTATTTCGGCATATGCAAAAAGGAGAGGTTACACTCCCTCTCCCCGCTTTTTGTTCTATGTACAATAGAACAGTATTAAATTTTTGTGATAAATTCAGCTTTTGAATATCCCGTCACCCCTTTTGTCATCATCTTCAAGAAGTCTTCTTTTGAAAAATCAGACAATCGGAAGATTTCTTCCGGTCTCATTCCAAGCTGTTTACCGATTTCTTCTACAGTTTTGCCTTCATCCATGAGTTCTTTTACGATTTTCTTCATAGGTTCCAACAAATGCGTACCTCTTGCCCTGTTATGAGTAACGGTACCGTAAATATCTTCTGAATGCTCTTTATGCTCCACAATAACTATAGGAACCTTGCCATCCAGTTTTGAAAGCAAAGGCTCCATTCCTGCAACTGTCCATCTATGAAAGCCATCAATGATCGTCATATCCGGTCGGACTACTATCGGAAGTGTCCATCCGTTCGTAAGAATAGACTGAATAAGCAGTTTCAAGTTCTCTTTCGAAACTTTGTTCGGGTTATAGTCATTCGGCTTTAATAAATTTCTGTCCACCCAACGCAACGTGGACAGCGGCGCTGTTAACTTACTATCCATGTTTTCTCTCCTTCTTTGCGTTATTGATATACCGTCCATATATTCTCTGATACAGTGCCCTGAATGTCCGCATCTTAGGATCACCAGATATCAGACCCTCGTAAATATGTTTGCAGTCCTCCGGTGTTGCAATAGCAGATACTGCAATAAAGAAATTACGGTACCTCTCTGCTACATGCCGTTTATGCGGAGTATCAAAAATTTCCATATGATCAAACAGATTTATCAATTCCTGTTTATAATCTTTCTGCTCCTGTCCCTGTTCAGATTCTTTCCGCTTTCTGGAACTTCTGCCAAACATCTCGCTATCCCAGTACAGGGCGGCCAGATATGCGTTCGGCTCTCTCCGAATGACCCTCTCCATAAGATCTGGATAATACTCATTCATCTTCACAAGGCTTCTGGCTGTATCAACAGAAAAAAACTGCGATACCCGCATCTGACGTTTACTGGATCCTGACTGCCAGAGAAACAGATATATCTCCGGGATATCTACATAGTTCCTCAGTAAGAAAAGCCATACATCATTATCAGTCCAGTCGTAGATTGGAAATACCTGCTTCTTGGATGTCATTCTGTTTCCGGCTTTTGTCATAGACGCAATATTCTGAAGACGCTGCACGGATTCCGCTGTACGGATTCCGACCATCGTAATACCTGATACAGTAGTTCGTGGCAGGAAATCCTGATAAGCATCAATCCTCGGTCTTAACAGTTTATGACTCCTTATTGCAAAAGAAGGAGGCTGTCGTACCCACACATCCTGCTTTGTTGAATCCCAGCAAATAAATGTCTCGTCATTCGACAGCTCGTTAAAGCAATTGTAATGTTTTACTTCTACACAATACCATTCAAATTTAGCTCCCATCATCATAAAGATTCTGCGCCATTTCTTTGTCATTTCTTCCATGCAAGGAAATATTGCTTCTTCATCTATGAATTGCACGGTAAGCTGTTTCATGTTAATCTCGCCACGGTTGGCTAGGTTTACCATTAACTGTGCCAAGCACAAGCTGTCCTTTCCCCCACTGAAAGAAAAGAACACTGGCAGACCATTTCCAAATACATTTTTTATTCGGATTTCCGCAGCCTTCACAACATCAATGTTTGATTCGCAGCGTTTTACAGCCATATTCTCTCACCGCATTTAGGGCAGACAACAAACCTTCTGGTCTCTGTGATCGCTGGTTCGGTTTCAGTGGCATTCTGCTCTTCTGCTGGCTGTTCGTTCTGCGGGTTCGGCTTTTCCGGGCTACTCTCTCCATTATCAGCTGATTGTGTATCCACTGCGGCTTTCTGTTCTCTCTTTTCATTTGCTTCTTTAATCTTCTGGATTTCGGAATCATCTAAAGTTCCATACTCAGAGAGTTTTTCGGTAACTTCATCCGCATCAGCGACCATCTGCTGTAAAATTTCTTCATCATATCCAGGGATATCCAGATCCCCCTGCAGTTCCTCAAGGAACTCATTCAGGGTTTCCAGATTGTCGATTCCAAGGGCATAGGTCTTATTATCAGCTATCATGAGTTTCTTTTTATCATTCTCAGAAAGCCCTGCTTTTACATATACAGTTGCTTCCTGATAGCCAAGACTCACCATAGCTTCATACAAACCGTTACCAATCAGAATGATATTGTTTTCATCAATGACCAGTGCTCGTGTCTGACCAAACTTTTCAAGTGATCTCTTCAGTTCCCTGATCTGCTGTTCTGAATGAATCCTGACATTTTTCTCAGGATGCTTCAGAACACTCAATTTTTTGATTGTTACTTTCATCTTACTTGTCCTCCATTTCTGAAGGGCAATGGCTTCCGGCTGCAACCGGCTATTTGATAGCTTTTAAAAATTCTCTGGCTCCATCGATATGCTGTGCCGCATTTTCAACTATGGTCTTATCAATGTCGTAAACTTCTTTCCATCCCTGCTGTTCTGTCTCCATGTACTGTCTGGCAGGCCATGGATGTGTACCGCATAAATATCCTTTCTCCCAGTCATATATGGGCGGGAGCTTTACATCATAATAGTGAATGTATGCAAGGATATCTTCGTGCCTCCACTCTGCAAGAGGGCTGTATCTGGTGATTCCGGCTGAATTAGTGTAGATATTATCTTTTCCAACATAATTGCCGTCTGCCTTTCTGCGTCCGAGCAGGAGTATTTCCAGCTGATGCTCTTTATAATATCGTGCCTGTCCCCTATGCTGTACGATATGGAACCACTGTGCTGCTTTGGTGCTTTTATCCGGGAACAACATATCCGGATGCTTTTTCAGCCATTCCATATCCTGTCCAGTATTAATAACCTCAAGGCCAGAGGGTTTATTCTGCTCTATCCATGCAATAAATGCCGGATATTCCAGATTGCATCTCACAAGGACGCTCTGATCGATGCCAGCTTTCTCGCATATCTCTCCAAGTACCAGGGAGTCTTTTCCCGCACTCCATGCATAGGCTGCCTTTTTTCCCTTGCATTTCTCTTTGATGTCTTTCACTGTCTTTTTCACAAGAGAGTCCAGTTCTTTCTTTGATACCGTCTCTTCAATGTGATCAAGTGCATTCTTCCAGTCTTCATTATTTCGAACGGATTGTTTTCTACCGAGCATAGCGTCTCTCCTTTCCGGAAGCGGCCAAGGCAATAATTCCGCTCAACAGGACTGTGAGCAAGCTTCCCAGTGTTTTATATGGTCCACTATTCAAAACGCTGCCGTAGGCAAATACAGGAAGCCCTACAGCCAGTGCAGCAACCACACCTGTGATAATCCCTTTTGCATTCAGTCTTACCCCTTTCAGTGTCATGACTGTTGGAAGTAATGTTGACGCCCTCAGTGTGCCATAGAACAAAAACAGATGTGTCACTGTAATTCCCGGGATATTTGCAATCAGAATGCCAGCGATCAGAAGCACTGCCATTGCAGCTCTGGTCTTCCTGATGTCTTTTCCTCCTGCAATATCTGTCGTAAGCGAAGATACTGCGCACAGGTTGCTATCCACTGTAGACAGCAAGCCGGAAACAATCATGAAAAGGAACGGCAATACTGCCCAGGACGGGAAAAAGTGGCGGATCAATTCAAAATTGATGATTCCAAGGTTCTGTGCCTGATATCCTGCACCAGCTCCCATAAATCCGAGGATTCCCATTGACAGCGGAACCACCGCAAAAAGAACTGCTCCAAGAAGAAACGCTCTTCCCAGCTTCTCTTTTTTTACTGCAAACGCTCTCTGCCAGAAGCTCTGATCTCCAAACGGCCCGGATAAAAGTCCAATCGTTGTCGGAAGCCCAAAGGCTAAGAAAATCTCTACTCCTTTTCCAGAGAATAGTGTTGTGTAGTCTCCTGATATACCGCTCAGTCCCTGTATAATGCCCTGTGTTCCTGTATTTCTTACTCCGAATATTACAAATAGGCTACATGCAACAAGCATGAATACCATTTGAATAGCATCTGTAAGCATAGATGCTTTGATTCCGGAGAACAGGGAATATGAAATTGCTATGCAAGCAAGCAGAATAGTCATGGCTTTGAACGAAATTCCTGTTACTGCACTAAGGATCTGACTTCCTGCAAGAAGCTGAACTCCCGTTGACAGAACAGACAGCCCGATCAGCTGAAAGAGGTAAACTCTTTTCACTCCATCGGATTTGTATTTTTCTTTCATGTAACCAGACAGTGTCATTCCTTCCGGCATTTCCTTCCGGATTCTCTTTGCAAAAGGAATAAATATCACCAAGCATAAAGCATTTGGCACTAAGAACCAGAAAAGCCCAATCCATCCGGCCGAATATGCTTTTTCTGTTGAAACAAACAAAGCCGGCGCCCAGATCCACGTCGCCGCAATACTCAGTGCGGACAGGATCCAGTTCTCAGACCGGCTTCCAACACAAAAATTTACTACATTTTTCTCTTTTTTAGTCATGGTCACTGTCGCCAGTATCATGATCGCTGCGTAGACAAACAGCATAATTATTCCATTCATGTATGATCTCCTTTATTTTTCTAAAGGAGCATTTTACCTTTACATTTATATCCCTCCCGTCCAAAGGTTTGCATTAAAAAAGCCACCAGATTTCACTCTGATGGCTCATGGCTCATGATAAAATTTTACCCGATTATCATACACCATTTTCGTTATTAAGTCAATGTTAAGTTAACGGTTTTCGATATTTTCTGTTTTTTCAAAAAATTCTCAGTCCGTCAATGCCAAAAAACAATGAAGACAAGCGCTCTTTCGCAATTTTTATGTCTTCGTATACTGTCACTTTACTGACTGAATATTTTTTCGAAATTTCATCAATTTTCATTGGTTTCTTCGAAATGTACAGATCCTTGATGATCTTATAACGCCTCTTGTCCCTGTCTGATATCTTGCTACAGTATATGCGGTATACATCGAGCATTTTATCTATATGTTGTACCATGAGAGCTGTTCTTTTGGCAGAAGTCCGTATTGATTCCACAATAACCTTGTCGTCTTTCATCTCCATAATGTCTTCCAGTATTTCTGTGACCTCTTCTCTTTTTGAATCCCTCGATTCATATACAGCATTTTCACAGGATGCCTTGAGAGTCCTGTAGTTTCTGAGGAGCAATTCTGTATTGTGAAGTCTTCGGTCTATTCTTTCTTTTTCAGCCCGGCGCTGAGCCACCAGCATTGTATCGCTTGCAACCTGGGCTCCTGCCACTGCTGCCTGCTGAATCATTTCTTCAACATCTTTTTTGCTCATAACAACGAATTGTTTTTCTGTATCCATGCTCCACCTCACACATATTTCTTTCCAGTCTCAGGATCCTCGAATTTGATTCTGTCACAGAGTTTGAACCCAAATCCTTTTGCAAGTCTTTTGACCATCTTCACAAACAGTTCTGCTTCCTCATCCTTTTTTGTCCTGCTTGCCCTGTACACTAATGTTCGGGTTCTATCCGCTGCACAGATCGCATCATGTGCTGTTCTGTCCTTACATCCGCTTGCATTATATAAACTTTTATCCATATCAATTCTCCTTTATATATTTAAGCATGTACTCCTCTTTATATTGCTTCCATTGCTGATCTGTCATTCCCGGAGCGTAGAAATCTCGCACTGTATCAAGTGCTTCCATCATCCCGCATTTAGGACATATCATTGTTTTATTGTCTTTTCTTGATAATGCCGGGCGAGAACTATACTCTTTCCCACATTCAGGACATATCCTTTTCTCCTCCATCTTTTAAATCTCCCAAGAAATCTTCTATAGTCATTTGACCAGGTATTTTGTGTTTTTCCCAGTCTTCCGGATGTGGATAATAATGTGTAGTCAAACCATTCCAACATTCCGGACCATATCCCCTTTCAATGCTCTCCGGATCCGTCAGTTTCCTTCCACATTTCTGACATTTGCTGTACATACGAATCCTCCATCTTTCCGCCAAGTAATGTAAACAGCCATTCTCTCTGGCTCTGCAGATATTCCATCTTCCACTGAAGAATCATCTGGTCAATCACCTGATCTTCCATCGCCTGATACTTTTTAGTCATCGCTATCTGTTCTTCATTCTCTCTGATAGCTTTTTCGATATCAATATGAATCCTTGCATACTCTTTCAAAGGGGCTTCTTTGGCCTTTTTAGAGGCTATAATAGCCCACAAGAACCATACGATCATGCAACTAAAGATTCCACATATATAAAATATAAGTTCTTTCATTTTTCACATCCTTTCGTCTAAAACTCTGAGAGCTTCATGCAATTGTGCCTCTTCAATAAATTTTTCCATCGCCACCTGGCATTCTTCTATCGTTCCAATTTCCCGATATTTCTTTAATTCTTTCTCCTGTTCTGTATACTCGTTCATAATTCGCTGAATTACACAATTCTGACATTGATCATCGCAATCCGCTCCGCAAGGTAAATCGACATGATCTATCTCGATGTTTCCCGTTTCAAAGTTTCTGGAAAAGCTACAACACTCTTCTGGAACATAATTTCCATCTTCATCTTTAATCATTTTTACTGTCATTTGCTTTTCTATTTCCTTTCTTTGGTTGCTGCCTTTTCAACCTGTTTCAAATACTTTATCTGTCTTTGTATATACGGATCATCCTCTTTACCACCCGTTGCAAGCCAATCAGAAATTCTTTTATCAACATCCTGTAAAACTGACAGAGGAATTAAATCAGTATGAACATTTCCTATATTTTCCAAAGACATCAGATTTCACCTCTTTTTTTCCATCATACCAGCTTCTTCGCGGGTAAGAAATACGGTTTTACCAATTTCGCTCATTGGAAAAGCTCCTGCTATTGAACCGCTATAATTTTCATAGTAAAATATAATTTGATCTTCTATATCTATATCTGGCTCAACATAACTATCACAATATCCATATGTATGAAGTTTTCGTGGTCTGCATAGCAATCGCCTACAGTATCCTGGCTGGCAACGCATTTAAGTGCCTTTATCATATCGTCAAGTATTAATTCCATCTACTTCACCTCTTCCATCTGACTTTCTACAGTATCTGCAAGTAACTTCAACGATTCAATGAATGTATCCGTCAATGTTGTTCTGTCTGGGTATTTAGCGAACGTTCTGACAAGTTTTACTGCATCCTTGATTTTTTCTTCATCTTCGACGATTTCGGATGCTTCATACACTGCCTTTTCAACATAGTTGTAAGTAACCATCTTACTGTCGTAAAAATTCAATATGTTTGGAAACGGAATTACGATAGGGTTTAAATGGTTTTCTCTCGCCCATGTGAATCCCTGAAGCTTTGCCATTTTCAGAACACTCAAATATTCTTCCTGTGTCTTTACAAATACGATTTTTCCTGTTAAATTAATCATCATAATTTCCTCCTGTAATCTTATTAATACAACCATTCCAACCTGCTTTTATTCTGTCCCAGTGATCTGTTGAAGCTACTCCGGTCATTTTCTCCGGCAATGGCTTCAATGGACACCAATCAGGTCTTGATTTGCTTTCACAATCATAATGTTCTTCTGTCATCAGAATTACATCATAATCTAAACAGCCAGCTAATTCACAATAGCCCACATATTCAAGTTCGCCGCAGTATGCAGTTCCGAACGGGCAATCATAGCAATTCTCTGGTGTATCTATCACTAACACTGATTTACTCATCTGATTCCTCCTGCAATAATTCTGGATTGTCAAAAATGCTTCCAACTACTTCCATTTCGCACCTGTCGATATAATCTTTGGTCAGTGGCATTGAATAGCAGAATGGTTCACATCTGCTGATTGCGTCTGTCGGAATAATCTCATAATGCCATCCGACAACTTTATCTACTATGGACCCGGTTTCAATATTTCTTACACCAAATTCTCCAAATACCGTTTTTACAAGGTCTTCTGAATTTCCATGACACATCAAAATATCATTCTCCCAGATTTTCTTGCCGTTCTTATCTGTTAATCCTGTGTACTCGCATATTGTATCCGGATCAACTTCGTCAAATTCATCCGCCGTAACGGTCCATTTGCCTATTACCAATTTCCCTATGAATATTCGCTTTTCTCCCGGCATTCCACCATCCATCAGGTATCCCTCTATCCATTCACCGTTATCTTTTTTCTTTCCCTTAAAAAGAATTTCTCTCATTAACTCCACCATCCTCTACTTGTCCTGATTCTTCTAACCAATTTTCAACACATGGTAGGCAGATATAGCAACTGCGCCAACCTTGTCCTTCTACTATTGCTTTTTGATTCAACATTCTTTCGCCTTTAGGTACCTGTTTTTCACATACGCAGCATAAATGAGAAACCCTTATTTTTACGATTTTTTCTGTCAGATTTGATTCCGAACCATCCATATCCCCTGCGAATATCTGACTATCAATATACATTTTTTCTGGATATTTCATTCAATCCACCGCCTCTCACGATTTCAATGGCTCTTCTCAATCCCATTTTGTTTCCCGCAATATCTTCCATAATTTTTCTACTTCCGGAGATCTCCACGCAACCATGCAGTATGTATGTGCGTCTTCTGAGTAATGATAATGGTTTCTCTCCAGGTGTTCTCGGGCCTCTTTCTCTGTAAGAAACATCGTGTTTGGGTACATAAATGGTCTGATTGAAATACCAATTATCATGGTATCATCATGTCCATTGTTGGCAAGAAATTCATTCACTTCCTGCGTTGACAAATCCTCATACACTTCTTCTCCATCCTCCATATACGTCAACTCGAAATCCTGTGTATACCCTGTTTCAATTCTACAGTTTTCCCTATCGATATTGTTGTCTGGCAAGATGTTATCATTGAGATACTTCACCGTTTCTTCCGTTGTACTTGTAACTGTGCTTCCATCTACTTGCAAGCACAGCTCGTCCGGATCCTCATTATTGATCGCTCTCTCACTGCCTTTAATAACCCAGAAGCGAGGATCCGCTGTTCCTGTTGTGTCCTGAGTATTCATCTCAAGCTGTAATCTTTTCAGAAATTCTACATCTTCCTGATTAAGTTCTCTTTTCTTCGTTGTATCTTCATGATACTGCAATGTTTTATGAAATATTGCCATCTTAATTCCTCCTCTCAATGCCCGCTCCGCAGCATGCAGAACAGTAATTCTGTCATAGACTTCGTTCTTATCCCCTGCCTACAAGGCAATACAATTTCCAACTTCCAGTTTCTATCCTCGCTTAATAGTGTAGGATCATTGAATTCTTCCATTGCTTCTCTCCAAAACGGAATAGCAACCATAATGCCGTAATAAGTTGATGAATCTGGGTGCTTTTCACTCATGTAATTAGCAAATTTGCCACTCCGGAAATCTGGCAGAATGTCTTTGTAACACGCCATCGTAGTTACAATGTAATTCTTTTCCCCGAAGAAATTCAAACCATTACCGCTATAAACATCCTCTTTGCAGCTCTTGATTTCATAGCAGGTGAATATGCCTTTTTCTATTCCTGACACAGAGTATTGATTCGCCGGAGAAAATTCCATGTAGTCCACCCGCCTTGCCTTCGGGGTCCATGGATCAATACTAACCTCGCTGGCCCAGTGCGAGCCAGCCCTTCCGAGGCGAGTATCTGTAAGTAATTTTCCGAGGAATTTGGTTGTTTCAGTTCTTGTCATTTTCTACCTCATATTGGTTTTTTACCTTAATTGTTTCTTACTATTCAGGTTTTGTGGTGTCGTTTTCTACCCACATGCGAAGTTCTTTTGCTCCTGGATTATTCTCCTCGATACCATCTGCCAAGTTGCGCAGGACCATAGAAATAATTCCGGCGTCTGCAGTTGCATATGGTGTAATAGCTTTAATGATATTTTTACTGTAATAGTTCAAACCTTCACTAAGCATTTCTGCCCCTTCTTTGTTTTTTCCTTCTTGGAGCATTTTTTTGGCTCTAAGGAAATAACTCTGCATACGTTTCTCTTTAATCTCTCTCATTTCTTTACCACCTTTATCTTTTTTCTCAAACGCTCAGAATGCTCGTTCGTTACAATATACTCTTCGCACTCCTGTTTCCACATATCCTTGTTCTTTGTGTCTCCGTCATACCACCTGCAGTGCTCGCAGGCATCGCAAAATATCTTTGCTTCGCCCGCTGTTTTATCTACACTGTACATTAATATTCATAATCAATGCATTCATCTGATTCAGAATAATATTCTCCATCAAATCCTTTTCTCATCAACTTCTCCCAACACGAAAAGCATACAAGTCTAAATGTTATGCCATGGCAGTCTCTTGTAAACTCCATATTGCTTCTTTCCGTTTTCTTATTACAGCAAGGACATATCCGGATATCTCTTTCTATCTGTCTGTTCATAATCCTCCTTTCCCTGCCGCAATCTGACAGGCTCATGCGGCAGGATTGAATCTATGTGAATTTTAGAGCACCCTTAATCTTCTCGGGATTCTTCTACCTCCAATTTTTTCAGGTCAGCAACCTCCCAGCATCCCCCTACAGGTTCAACAAAAGCAAATTTCGCACTTGTTGTGTCATCCAAATATAAATACTCGAAGTTCCTCGATTCAGTTCGTCTGGCAAGATATAACTGTCCACGATCATTTCTCAGCATATAAGTCCATGAAGGATCCAGTTCGTCAAGAAAACTCTTTTCGTCTTTTGTAAGTTTAGGTTTTCCTGTAATATATTTATCCTGCAACTTATCATCATTTTTCTCATTTATTTCACATACATAATTTGTAACAAAGCATTTATTGTTTGCAGTCACTCCTGCAATAGCTCTCAGCAAATATCCGGCAATCTGTTCTTTTTTAACACGAGATTTTTCTAAGCATCCAACATTAATTGTTATCTTAATATCTTTTTCTTCCATAGCGCCATCTCCTTCTTGCTTCTACTTTTTTCATACAGTGAACCTCATTCTCCAAAGCATTCATCTGTCTCTGGATATCATCAACATCAACCAGTAAATAGAAATCCGGTTGAACCAGACGAGTCGGCCCTACATTCAGATTCATCTCTTTGTGCAATTCCTTGCACTTGTTTTCTCTCTCATGCACTGCTTTATATATTTTCACTTTCCGCGCCTCCTACAGAAGATCAAACAGGGACATCTGACCATCCATAGATGGTTTGTCTGGTTTCTTAGCTGCTTCTTTTTTCTTTGGCTTTTCTTTTTTCTCAGCCTTTTCAGTTTTCTGGTTGTTTTCAGGTGTACTCTGTGTGTTTTTCTTATCTTTTGAGCATTTTTCTTCTTTTTTAGCAACTTTCTTTGTTGATTTAGCCTTTTTCTCGGTTGTTTTTTTATCATTTTCTTTTTGGACAGATTCAGGTTTCTCCTCTTTGTGGTAATAGTCTTCGGCCCATTCATACACAACTCGGTCTTCAACTGCTGTACTTCTGCCATTCGACTGCTTCCTGGCCTGTTCAACAATATAGTTAAAGCACTTGTTCCAGGTCTTTCCCTCCTGCATCACATCTTCAGCAAGCCCCTGATCCTCTTCGCATCTTTTCAACAGATAAGCAATGATCGACTCAGCAAAATTCTTCTGGGTTGCTTTTTTCTTTTCAGCTTCCAGTTTTTCTTTAGCCTTCTGCTTTACCGGCTTTGCATTCTCAATTTCTGCAGCTCTAATTTCCTCTTCTGTTGGACCCGCCATTCCTGTAAGAATCTCAGCAAGTGAAGCTTTCCCCAAATACACAGTATCCTCTGCTTTCACTTCATTGCCGCTCTCGTCCTCTAATTTGCTCTCTGGCAGTTCTGTTTCGTCCTGCCCTATCGTTTTACTGTCCACGTCCGTTTCCGTCTCTAAACGGTCGATTTCAGCAGTGTCCACTTCCTGTTTTAACTGTTCTGACATTTGTATTCTCCTTTCTCGAAATCAAAATGAAATGTTATCTGTTCCGGTGCTCTTCCAAATAATGTGGGCCGTCGTTGTCTGTGTCTAAGAATTTGAAGTTGTCTTCTCATATTCCACTCTGGCCTGAAATAAAACGGTGTATACCAAAATTCCTGTTCAGGTCTTTCCTCTGGCATAAGTGTATTGCCTGCTACTGGATTTGATAGTGTGTTTGCAACTGCTACATATCCTGGACAGCCAAGAAGCGACAACTGTATAAAACACATTTGTGCAGTTACCCGGTCAATATCATTTGCAACAAACAGCACTTGAGTCTGGTAATTAAACCCTTTCCGGCGAAATGTATTCGCCGCTGCTATAAGTGTTGCTCCGGCTCCGCAGGCAGGATCGTTAACAGATACCCATTCTTTGTTCTGCAGTTTCTGCATATTGTCATGTATCGTCAACTCTGCCATGCATCTGCAGACATCATACGGTGTGAAAAACTGGCCTTTCCAGTGATTTCCCAGTTCGAGGCTCATGTATAACCTCCCAAGGAAATCCTGATCTGGATTGCGTTCCAGTGCTTCAACTACAATCGCAAAGCACTTGGCCGGCTTCTCCACTCCTCCAAGGCGTTTGATGCACTCTGCATACTCTTTTTCCCTTGCCGTATGTCTCGACAATGACTTATCTACTGCATTTGCAAGTGTACATGCCATTGCCGCCATAAGATCCGCCCACACCTGCCACGAACTCCTGCTGATGCAGAGCTGCCTGAACACATCCAAAAACTCTTTTTCGGTCCCTGTAACCTTTTCTTCATTCACATTTCAACAACTGCCTTTCATACTCTGCAAAGTCATAATCTCTCTGGTGAAAATTATTAAAGCGGTTTTGAGAAACAGGCTTTGGCTTATCCGGCACGCGAGGTGCTTTGTCCTGCTCTCTGGATATCCAACCTGTAATAAATCGTTTGATTCCCCTCGGAGTCTTTTTGTTTCTGGGATTAGAATCAAGCCATCCACGCATATTACGCAATGCCTGTTCAACATCAACTGCCGGATATAATTCTTTAAGCTCTTTGACATATTCTTTTGTCACCAGGTAATCATCCCCATTGATCAACGGCAGTTTGATAAATACATCTGCCTGAGCTGGCTCTGTCTCTACCTTCAACTCAGCCTTTGAACAGGATGGCTCTATCTCCACCTTCGTCCTGTTCTCCGCAACTGGCTCTATCTCCACCTTCGGTTGCGGCTGTCCGGAGTTCACCTCCGGGCAAATGTATTTATTCTCTATCTCTTTATCTTTATCTATCTCTATCTCTTTCTCTACGTCACTGAGGTGTAACTGTTGCGTCACACCAGTGTCACATTGTGACACTTTTTTATCTCTAAGGCGTCTCATCCTTTCAGCACTTGCACTTTCAGATCCCACCATTCTGGAACACTCTGTAAGCTCATATTCGCTTTCGTCTATCAGTTGCAAGAGTCCCTGAGCCATAAGAAACTGGACTGTGACTTTTACGTTTTCCTCTTCTTCATCAAGCTCAAGTGCGATCTCTTCTGTAAAGTTCTCTTCTACTCCATCGAAGAAGAGCTTTCCCTCATTTTTCAGAGATATCAGCAACATCTTGAGATAGATAATTGTGTATGTATCGCCTCCGGCAATTTTGCGGAGTTTCTTGATCGGCTTCTGCCGGAAGAAATCATCCGGCAGCTTAAGCCAATAGTATCTTTTTCCCATAGACGCCTCCTTAGTAAATGACCTTAGAGCCGTCTTCTGTTTTAATTACGGTTACAGACTGATTGAATCGAGCTTTCATAGCATCATCATGGGTTATTGCCATAATTTTCACATCTGGATACCTCTGTCTGATTGTTTCCAGAGCATCTACATAGGCCTGAGTTCCATCATCGTCGAGAAATGGAGGTTCGTCTATAAACAGCATTCCAAGCTGAATACCTGCGGACGTTGCTTTAATCTCAGACAACGCAAGGATAATAGCAAGTGAAGCCTTTACCTTTTCCCCTCCAGATTTCGAAGCATATGGGAGAGTTGTCTTTCCGTACTCATTAATCAGTACGTCCAAGGTAGCTCTGTCACCGTCTTTGCCTTTGACGGTACGTTCCATCACAAATTCCACTCCCATAGTCCCGCCTGTCATAGATCCAAGGATATTGTTTGCGGTATCAGTAATGTGAGGAATAATGTTTCGGATGATCTGATGTGGAACGCCATCCTGTGAAAATGCCTGTTTCAAAGCCTCGTAGCAATCAGCTTTCTCAGCTGCAACAGCAATACCTTTATTCAAAAGAGCTATTTCAGAACGCATCGTCTCAACATCTTCAACTCTCTGTGTCAGTACGCCTTTTTGAATCTGCGCTTTTTCCAGAGTTTCTTTTGCAGATTTTAATCTTCTCTCAACTTCTTCAAGAGCTTCACTGCCTTCAATATCTTTTCTTAATTCTTCCAGTTTTATTTCCGCTTCACGAAGATTGTTATATAAAACAAGTTCGTTGGCATCTTCCTTGCTCCGCTCCTGATATAATTCAGTAAGTCTCTTATCAATATGTTGCTTTCTCTCTTCATACACCGGAAGTTCCTTTTCCTGGTCTGCAAAATGTGCCACCGAATTTCTTTTACATACAGCATTATCGTACTTAATAACGGAATCAGATAACATATCAACAATATCAGTTGCTTTCTGGGCCTTTATATTGAGCTCTAAGAGGATTTCTTCATACTGCCCTATCGTTTTACTGTTGGTGTTCTTTTCTGTCTCTAAACGGGCGATTTCAAGTTTCTTTTTCTCGGCATCCTTTTTCAAGTTTTCATATTTCACAAGCGCGCTTGCTTTTGTTGTCAAAAGACCTAATCTTTCAGCATCATATCCGATAACACAAATTTCATCCTGTTTTTTGGATATTTCTTCATCTCGTTTGATCCTCAATGCTGCTATTTCTTCCTCACATTTTTCCAGATGGTCTGCTTCTTCTGGTAAACTCTTTACATCATCGATTGCTTTTGCGAGAAACCTGCAGCTTGCTCCATCTATATCAGGGCAACCGGAATTCTTCATAAATTCCTCCTGCTGTCTTATCTCGGAAATTCTGTCCAAACGATATTTCCGCCTGTTCTCTGCTTCTGATATACGCTGAGAATACGTTGCTCTTATCTGTTGCAGTTCCTGCTCCGCAACAGAAGCCAGATATCTTTTTTCCTGTAATTCCTCGCATTGTGTCCTCACCTGAGCCAGCTCTGTCAGTTTTTCTTCCAAAATATCCGGAAATTCTGATTTAAGCTGTTCAATAAGATTCGCAATGTCGTTATTTCGACGCTTTGCATCGTTTATGATATTCTGGCAATTCTGGATGTCAGAATTATACCCAGCAAGATTTCTTTTTGCATTGTCATGATTAAGAACGTCTTTCTCCAGCTCTATAATCTGTTCGGACAACTGTTTATATTCGGCGGCTTTTTTTCTGACCTCATTCGCTGATTCCAATGCGACATTACAGTTTTCTAAAATCTGCGTCTTACTTGAGATTTCATCTGAAATGGAGCTGCGTCTCTTATGACAATCATCCAATTCTTCCGAAGCTTTGCGGCACTCCTGCTCTGCTTTTGCAATCTGAGCATGTTTATTCAGTAACTGTCCTTGAGTATCGCTTAAATCCTCAATCTCTTTATTAAGCTGATGAATATCTTCCTCTGCTTTCTGCAATTCAGATTCCGGATCTCCTTTGGATTTGATAAAATCCATTTTAATTCGGACAGCTTCTTTTTTCGAGGCCAGCTCTTTTCTCTGTTCGGAGAGTTTCTTTTTTGAATCCAGTTCCATAACTCCATAGATTCCAAGACCAAGCAGTTTCGCAAGTATTGCCATACGTTCGTCCTTTTTAGCCTGCAAGAATAATCCGTACTGATCCTGCATGATTAAAGCGCAACTTCGGAATGTCATACTGTCCATACCGAGAAGCTTCTCTATCTCTGCCTGAGTATCAGCAATTCGCTCCTTTGAAATGTTTCGCCATTCATTTTCTTCATACTGAGATAGGTTCAACGTCGGTTTTCCTGACTTAGTTCTGGTACGTACGACCCTGAATCTCTTATCTCCAATGTCAAATACAAATTCTATAGAACCGCTTCTTGCATCTTCTGTGCCGCGGATCCACGCCTTGTTGTCTCCCTCTCGAGTTTCTTCAAACAGACAGTCAACAATCGCATCCATGAATAAGCTGCTCTTTCCTGCTCCATTTACACCGTTGATCGTACAGAAAGATATATCAGCAAAATCAAATCTTTCTTCTTTATAATTTCTGTAATTGCGGACAGCTATTGAAATCGGTCGGAATACTCCGTGTATCTCTGCAGTTGTACTCTGTTTCATCGCTTCCGCAATAATCGGTTCTGCCAGTTCTACGATCTTATCCGGGTTCTTGAAGCATTTTTCTTCCAGATACTTCTTGAGATTTAAAGTCGGGTCGCTTTCCTCTGAGAGTAATCCTCTGTTCGTAACATCAATAGCATTTTCTGCCTCAATATCCGACACATAAAAGGCTCCCCAATCATACAAATCCTTTTGCAGTAACGGGATATTCAACAGTTTTTTCTGTTCACTGGTGCAACTATATTTCACTCTTACAATCATGTCTGAAATATCCCTGCTGATATTCGTAACCAATGCATATGCATCCCTGTTTCCGATATAATCGCTTACCTGATTCGTGTCCCAATCTATGGTTTTGAATCTGCGATAAGGTGTTCCACGGAACTGAGATGATGTCATCTCCCCACCCATGAACTCATGAATATAAAATCCTCTGTTCTGATGCTCATCATTAAAATTCATGGCATTAATAGCGCCAGAGTAATACACGTTATGCAATCCGTTGATCTGCTGTGGTCTATGTATGTGTCCCAGAAGCACTGCTTCATAGCCAGCAGCTTCCAATGCTTCTCTCGGAATAACCGGCTCAAAATTTGTAAAGAATGAAGTCTGGCCGGATTCCATGTTACAACCAGGTACGGTATAATGAGCCATCAGTATAGGTGTATTATGGCATTCAGCTCGAAGTCCCATTACCATACTGGATATATATCTTGTCCATGCTTCGTTTTCTTCATCTGCAGGCAGACCAGGGAATCTTGATCTGAACTCCTGCTTATCAAATCCCGGAATGCAGGCTATATCAGCATATGGCGTACGGAGTACAGTTGGCGATGTTACTATATGTACATTTCCGGTATTTGCAAACATCTTGCTCAAAACTCTGAATTGTCCACCTCCATCATGATTCGGCGTTCCTCTCATTACGATCACTGCTTTCGCAACACCTGCCAATTTTGTGATCATGTCTGTTGCAACAATCATTTCGTCCGAATATCTTACCGGACCTATCTGCTCCTGATGGAAAACATCACCAGAAACACAAACAATGTCTGGTTTCTCTTCTTCTGCAACCTTAATCATATAATTAAGACAATTTACTGTATCCTGTGAACGGAGATTTACACCGTCCACTACAGGACCTTTGAACTGGCCAATATGCCAGTCAGCTGTATGTAAAATCTTCATTCTTTTACCTCCGTCACTTTTATTACAGGAAACATATTTACGAGCCCTTTTTTCAAACGATCGAAGTTCTCTTCACTAATCCCGCAGAAATCAACACCACTATTTCCCATCTTTTCTCCGATAAACAGGATGTTTCCAAGAATAGGGCATCCATGCTTGTCATATTCGTAAAGATAGCTTCCAATCAGGTTTGCTCTATTCGGCTTCAGTCTTCCCTCTTCGTCGATCAGCATGCTTACGCATTCACCAGGCGTCCTTGTTGGTGTAGGTGACATTTTTAACATTGTATAAAGTCTCTTCGGCATTACATGTTCAACAATATCGCATCCATTACCAATCAGTTCGCATAAAACTTTATTTTGTTCTCTCATGGTTCCTTCCGGAAAATCGTGTATTGTCATTTCAAGTTCTGTGGAAATTTTAATAATTTTCATCTGCGTCCGCCTCCTCTCTGGCATTTGATACACAATGGCTCTCCAAATTTATTGATTGAATACTCATAAACCTTTTCATTTATGATCGTACCGCATCTGGAGCACTGAAAATCTGCAGTTCTGTCTTCCTCTGGTTGCGGATCCGGTTCATTCAGCTCTTCCTGTTCGGGCTGGGCAAATGCTTCCTGTTGAATTTCGCCCATATCTTCATCCGGAAGTTCCGAAGTAAACGCCGGATTGTCCAAGTCACCTTCATCGATAATATTGCTATCTGTGGCAAAATCTACATTCTTAACCTCAATCTGAGGCATTCCGAACATATTGTTTACAGAATTCATACCCTGCATCAGCATTGCCTGCCGGACCTGTGGATCTGAATAATCCGGAGAGAATATTACTGTTGGAATCGCGAAATTCTTTTTTAATTCATCCTTTGTGTAAGAGCCTTTTGTCCCAAGCAATGCTCTGATGACTCTGAGTTTTGCTCCTGTCATTGCTTTTTCGGCCCATGTCTTCTTTAATAAAGCCATATTTACTTTTACCGAACGTTCAACATATCGTTCTCTATCTGCTTCGTCGATAACATAAGCTTTAACTTTCTTTCCCCATTTATCTTTCGTATCAACCCAGTTTCCTTTAAATATTTCTGCCGCTGCATTTGCCGCTTTCTTGTCTGTAATCCCCTTAACCGCCTTATCAGAAAATTCTGTACGATACTTATCTTCTTCATCCTCAAGACAGATTTCTTTCTGGTCGACTTCCGATCTGTAAGTCCCATCCGCTTTTCTCATTGCTCCCTGTGCCTGAGCTCGATATGTGATACTATCAATTCGTCTACCGTATGTCTGATGTGGATTAAACTGAATACCAGCTGCCATAGCCAATTTGTTAAGAAGTGGTTTGGATAATGAATATGTATCCTGCCAGATATCATTTCCTTTGCTATCTGTTTTTCCAGTTTTAACAGAACCAACTTTAAAAATGTCGCCACTATTTTCGCTCAGATCAACTGCAACTTCCTCTACATGATATTTATAGAAAGGATTCAGTTGCACATCTGTTGCCGCAGGGACAAGCAAATTATGATCACTGTATGCTCTTATAACCTCTGATAAGCTTCCTGAAATTTCCTGCATGTACTTGATTACCTCCTAAATCTGTGATAAAATGACGGTGTTCTTTAAAAAATGAGGCCCAACCTGTTTTTTAAAGTTCTGACCCAAAAGCCTCGGATGCGGATTTATGAGTGCCGTCTACACTTCATATCTCCTTTAAGCATCTGGGGCTTTTAATATGCATCTCCTACAGCGAATCTGGTCAATGCGTATACCCACACCCACATGAGCGGGATTGCTATCCATTCGGATCCGAGTTCTGCGCTTCCCCTTATTGCGCAAAGCATATCGCTCAGATATCCGAAGAAGATAAGGCTGACTGCTGTAGGAACGATGTAAACCATCGACCTTTTCAAGAAGCGAATTCTCTTTTTTATTTTCGCTCTTTTCTTTTTTTTGGAATATTCCTCATACTCCTTCTCATTAAATTCTCGCACCACGGACAGATATATCCGTGTTTTGGAATCTTCTGTAATGTACTGATGTTTCACATTCTTTCGCATATCTTGCACTTTGCGTACATCCATTATCTTGCCTCCTTATCAATTAAGATCAACTCTTTGGCGATAACGCTCTGTAATGCGCATCTGTCCATTTCATGCCAGCTGATCGGCACCGAACTGTTATCCAGCGCATTTAAAATTCTCTCAGCTGTTGTATGATATTTCTTCATATCTTCTGTTGTAAGCAATTTCGCGCCTCCTTCATCTATGCTGTCTTCTCTGTATCAATCTGGGTTACAAAAATTCCAAGATCAACACTTTCCATATTGTTCAGTTCCTCCAGAAGCTCTGCGTCTGATGTAATTCCATAGTTCTTTTTTAATATTTCTTTTAATTTTTCTTTAAGGTCCATCAAAACACTTCCTTTTAATTATCTGAATCCGAAATATTAAGATAATCGCTGATTCTTCTTCTGATTTCTATGCTGGTATTCTTTCCATTTAAAGTTGACGAAAGATAGCATCTGGAACAGCCAAGTTCTTCGGCCAGATCATTAACAGAGATATCATTCTGAATCATTGCTATCTTGGCTTTCTTGCACCAGGGAGATAATTTCTTCTGCATTAAACCTCCTCCCCTCATTTCAAAGATTTTTCAATCCAGTTTTTCAAATTTTGAGTTACCTCATTAACCTCATTCAAGGTGTTTATGATTTTCTCTAAATCTGGCTTTTCATCCTCTGTAATAACTCCATCTGCCGTAATATCCAGCAGGAGTTCTTTGGCTTCGTTGATCTTCCGGAATGAGCACAACGCCCTGAGTGCAATCCTATCAATATCCTGATTCTCGATCTTTGGCATTCCTTTTCCCAGAGGGCACATTTCCCGGCAATAATTACCTTTTAATTCAGGAGCTCTATAGATATCCGCCATCAGAAGCACTTCCTCTGGATAAGGGGTAACACTGCCAAGTTCTATTCGTGCAAGCCTTGTCCGGTCAACACCAAGTTCCTCAGCAGCTCCTTCGCGGCTACTTAACCGTTCATTGAACTTTGCCGCCTCGTATCGTGCCTGACAAAACATATTGTCGGCCGCTTTTGTAGCAAACTTAGGCATTTATTTTTTTCCTCCACATTATATAATTAATATAAAGTCTATTTAAAATGGACTTTAGGTACAAAAAAAATCGGTGGATTTATTGCATACCTTGGAAATAACTACTGCCATTTCATAACTCAAACGAATATTTCCTCGTTCAAGTTCCGATACCCATTGCTTGGACTTTCCTATCTTTCGTCCAAGTTCTGTCTGTGTTAAATCGGCATCACAACGGGCATCTTTTACTCTTTGCGATACATTCAGCGTTGTTGCCATCAAAATTTCTCTCCTTTCTGTCCAATATTTATGGACATTTTTATAATAATCCATTATTTATGGATTGTCAATGCTTTTGTCAATTATTTTTGGATTTTTCTTTTTTTTATTGTATGTCCACTTTTTTTGGACTATAATTTCATCAGGAGGTTATATTATGCTTGGAAAAAGAATTAAGGAATTGCGGAAGCAAAACCATTTAACTCAATCAGAATTGGGAAGTAAATTGGGGGTAATAAAGCAAACAGTTAGTAGCTGGGAAAATGGAGTATCTAGTCCTAACAATGATACTCTGGCAAATATAGCTTCTATATTCGGTGTTACAACAGATTATCTTTTAGGTAATGATGCTTCTACTACAAAACAACTCATCGAATGCCGTGATATTTCGAATAGAATTTCCAAACTAGCTGCTCATTCTCGTAAAAATATAGAAGATTTAAAACCTTTGTTAAAAACAGAAATTCTTTCTGGTTATTATACCGATTCAAGTCTTTTTCGTTCTGACATATATACAATAGCTGATTTTTATGGTGTCTCGGATGAATATATTATAGGCGGTCCAGAATTCGAAGAACAAACTTATGGTAATCCTCTTGATGAAATTGCTCAAAAATTTTTAAATGTATTTCTCGAATTAAATGAGGATAATCGAGACATTATTATCGGCGATATGAAAAAGTTATTAAAAGAGCAGAGGCGCGAAGAAGCTCTTCCTACTAAAATGATTCATAAACAAGCAAAATAATAAGCTTCGAGTGGTACCGAAGCAGGAAAGGAAAATAAACTATGAAAAAGAAAAGTATTATTATATTTCTGTCTTGCTGTTCCTTATTGTTTGCAAATAATAGTTCTTCCATATATATATTTGCCAAAGACGAATCTTCTTCTGCGTCAGAAGATAGCTCCGTCATAAATATAACTGAAGACAATTTAACTCCTGACATATATGACGGCAAAGACTATTCTGCCAAAATACAACGTACCTTTTACGAAAACGGTTATTATAACATAGAAATAATGATTGATAATAAATCTTCAGATTCTATAATATTCACCTTGGATAATTCTGATGTGGATGGTTTTCAAATTTCTATGGGGATGTCTTGCAATACGATAAATTCTGGTAAAAAGGGAGTTGTTAAATTTGGCTTTCAAGAACAAGAATTTACAGATTACGGAATTGAGGATTTTGATTATTTAAATACTGTTTTTGGCGTATTTGCATCTGAAAATGCACCTGCATATCCTTTATGTATAAAAAAAGAGGTATTTATGAAAGATTCTAATGGAAATTCAGTTTCCGTTTCATCCTCTAAATTGCAGCAAAAAATTGATGAGTTAAACAAAAAAATTGAAAGTCTTGAAACCGAAAATCAAGAATTAAAAGAGCAATTATCAGAATATAAAAATGTTACACCAGAAAATCAAACATCTACCGAAATATCAGAAACGGTTCCTGCAACTTCTGATAATGAAAATGATCAACGATTGATGAATGCTGTCGTAATGACTGCCGATGTATATAATGGTTCTAATACGCAAATAATTGGTCAACGCGCATTCATTACCATTCCAAAGGAGGTATTGAAACAAATTTCGGAAAAAGGCTATGTCAATTTTCTTAATGCCAAAGTAAAGGATAGCGGTTACAATTGGTTTTCTATCATCTGTGATGATGGTACGGGGATTTGTTTCGCCGGTTCTTTTACTGGACTAGGAACATACGGAAAAATCAATAATGAAGGAAGTGTTACTGAAACTATTGGTAACATTTCAGTAACTGAAAATGGATATGAATATGAATCAATCAACTAATTGAAGGTTTTATATGAATATACAAAAACGAATCAAATCTCTCCGCACTGAATCAGGTCTACACCAGTCTGAGTTGGGAAAAGCCGTAGGAGTTTCTGCCCAGGTAATCTCGAATATTGAGAGAGGCTACACCAAGCCATCCACCGAACTGGTTAATCGGTGTGCAAAATATTTCGGCGTGCCGGCAGATTATCTTCTTGGTCGGACCACTGAAAAATATTCTACAACAGAGCAAAAAGAAGCTCCTGCTCTTTCTGCAAAAATAAAAGACCGGATGGATCAGTTGCAGCTGAACCCGTCCGATCTGATCACTAAATCAGAAATTCCCGAAGATTCCTTTGAGGATATCATGACAGGAACAGTTATCCCAGGGATAGATGTTGCCGGCAGGCTCTCTAAAGCCCTTGATACTTCCATAGATTATTTAGTAGGAAATTCTGAATTTAGTTGTGCCATTGCTTCTGAAGATGAACAAGATATTATTCTGAAGTTCCGCAAGATGTCAAAAAGAGGAAAGCGTCTCTTTTTGGCCATGATGGAGGAACTGGAAGAAAAATAAAAACAGCGCCCCTGCTCTGGAAAAGTAAGGCGCTATTTTGTCAAACAGATATTACATATATTCCAACAAAGGAGCATCCATATGGCACGAAAGAGAACTAATCTAATCGGCAACACTCCGTCTGTACGCGAAACAAAAGTCGCTATATATATTCGAGTTTCTACCATTCATCAGGTAGACAAAGACTCTATTCCCATGCAGAAAAAGGATTTAATTGCATACTGCCAGCTTATCCTCGGAACCGATAATTATGAAATTTTTGAAGATGCAGGGTATTCTGGAAAAAATACAGACAGACCAGCATTTCAGAATATGATGGGGAGAATCCGAAAGGGCGAATTCACTCATGTTCTGGTTTGGAAAATAGACAGGGTATCCAGAAATCTATTGGACTTTGCGGAAATGTATGAGGAGCTGCGTTCGCTACGTGTAACCTTTGTAAGTAAGAACGAACAATTTGATACCTCAACTGCAATCGGAGAAGCCATGTTGAAAATCATATTGGTTTTTGCCGAGCTGGAAAGAAACATGACATCTGAGCGAGTAACAGCAACTATGATATCAAGAGCTAACAGTGGCCAATGGAACGGTGGACGCATTCCTTTTGGATATAGTTATGATCCTAAAGAAAAAGTCTTTTTCATACGTGAAGACGAAGCCTCCATTTGCCGTGAATTAAAAGATCTTTATCTGCTTAATCGGTCACTTGCTTATGTCAGCAGAGCTTTGAACGAAAAAGGATATAAAACACGAGCTGGGGTAAGCTGGTCCCCTCATTCAGTATGGATCATCGCCTCAAGCCCTTTTTATGCAGGAATCTACCGATATAATCGATACAAAGGAGTAGAAAGCAGAACAATCAACCCGGAAGAAGAATGGGTTATGATTCAAAATCACCATCCGGCAATATTTACACTGGAAGAGCATCAAGCAATGAGAAGTATTATGAAATCTAACAAACGAAATATGGACAATCTTCCAGGAAGGGTTCATCTTTCTACAAAAACACATATCTTCCAAGGAATTATGTATTGTGATAAATGCGGCAGTAAGATGGTGTCTACCCCTGGCAGACTTCATGTTGATGGATATCGTACTTCAAACTACGGTTGTCCTTTAAGACGCAACACTAAAAAATGTAATAATCCTACTGTAAATGATATCGTCATAGGTGAATTCGTTATCAATTACATTCTGAATATGCTCAACGCCAAGAAAACATTTTCTACAATAAATACGCCAGATGAATTGAACGCTGCTCTTTTATCCGGATCTGTTTTCTCCGAAGTATCTTCTGTTGAAGAAAATGGGCTTAATAGCTTTTTTAATCTCCTGTCAAGATATGGTTCTGACAGATCTTATATTTTTTCAGTCAAGAGCCCACGAAAGAAAAAGGCAGCTGTTGATCCGGAACTTTCAAAACTTAGAAAAGAAAAAGAAAAGCAGGAGCGAGCACTCCAGCGTTTACAGGACCTTTATTTATATTCTGAGACTTCCATGTCGGAAAAAGATTTTATCATTCGGAAAAGTGAAATCTCATCTCATTTAGATAATATCAACAGGCAATTGGGGCTTATGACGCAAGATCAAGCCTCCTTCCTTTCAGATGAAGAATTTATTAAGCAAGCCAGTCATTTACTGATTCAAAAAGAATTAAAAAATAAAAAATATATCTATTTCAAAAAACTGGTCAGCACTGTGGATCCAGATATTTTAAAAGCATATATGGAAACTATTCTCGACTCCATCTACACAGCCGACGGAAAGATTACTGCTATTACATTCAAAAATGGGCTAACTCATAGATTCATATATAAAGACAAGTAATTGGTTCTAAATGCCAAAAGCCGGGAAATCGCTCCCGGCTTTCTATGTTTTATGGTATCTAACAAATGTTAGAAAACGGTGTCATATCAGAATCATGGCATCCCGCATGTTAATGGCAGGTAACCAGAATCTAACATTTGTTAAATATATATAAGGAAGCATTTAATCTTCCTTATATTCTATAACATCCTCTATCTTGCAATGAAGAGCTTTGCAGATCCTGTCGATCTGTTTTAAGTTGACTGGCTCGTTTTTCCCCATACTGGCAATGGTTCCGAAGCTTAAACCAGTCATATTTTTTAAATCCCCCTTATTCATGCCCTTATTGATAAGGGTATGCCAGAGGGGAGTATATGAAATCATCTATTTTCCTCCCAGTTTAAAATTTTCAAAGCCCGGATACGGTTCGAACGTCTCTGCGTACTGAGTTTCGTCTTCTTCCGTCCACTCAGGCTCATCATCTTCCTCGTCCTCATAGACGCAACCTGGGGCATCCTCATAGATTCCGTCTTCATATTCAGTTACCCACTCGCCATCCACGAAACAATCGCATCCGGTTGCATGGATGAATCCAACTCCGTCCTCGAAGCGATCGAAAGGCATGTTTTTAAGTTGCATTCTTCTTGTAGCTTTACCAGCTACAGATTCTGTTTTATTCATAGTGTTTCCTCCTCTGATTTGTCTGTTTTTTATCTGTCTTTATTATATAGTCTTGTTTAATGTATGTCAAGCTTTTGTTTCATTATATTGAATTTTTTCTCTATAATTTTAGAAATTTTCTCCAATAAACTATTGACATGTACGGTACATATGGTAATATACAACCATAGAAAGCAGAACAAATTTTCGTATAGACGGTGCGAAGTTTAGTTCTTAAAAGGAGGAAAAATTTATGTCAGAACTTTTGAAAAAGCAAAAATTTGGAGTTGAGGTAGAATTTACAGGAATAACAAGAACTATGGCCGCTGAGGCTGTTGCAGAAATCCTCGGAAGTCATGCTACCGGACCTGATCGCACTTGCTATCGTACTTATACGATTCGAGATAGCAAAAGAAGAATTTGGAAAGTAATGAGAGATTCAAGTATTTGTCCAGTTAGAAAAGCGGGACGTGAATTGATGGATGAATATAGAGTTGAATTTGTAACACCACCTCTTAATTATGAAGATATTGAAACACTTCAGACAATAATCCGTAAATTTAAAGAACTCGGCGGGGTTCCTCATGGCAGTTGCGGAATACATATTCATGTTGATGGCGCAAACCATACAGCTACTTCTCTCAGAAGATTGGTAAATTTCTTTTTCAGCAGACAAGAAATTATCTATGATGCTCTTGCAGTGGGAAACAGAAAAGACAGATGGTGCAGGCCGGTATGTAAGGATTTACTGGATACAATGAAAAAAGAAAAGGATCTTGATACAAGAAAAGTTGAAGAAATCTGGTACAGCAGTGCGAACGATCAGTATCATGGTGGTATTGATCATAGTCATTACAATTCAACAAGATACCACGCCCTGAATCTTCACAGCTTCTTCCAGAAAGGCACAGTCGAATTCAGACTTTTTAATAGCACTCTTCATGCAGGAAAAATTAAAGCGTATGTACAGTTTTGTTTAGCACTCTCTGCATGGTCCATCGAATCTGATGACAAAGTCGTATTTAGATCCATGAACGGATACACAGCAAAGAAAAAAGTCACTCTGATGTACAATATCCTTACAAACAGACTTGGGCTTTACGGAGACGAGTTCAAAACCTGCAGACTTCACATGATGAAACAGCTTCGCGAAAATGCAAATGCAGAACATGTAGCTTAATCATAAATCAGCTGACCTAGCGGCTTGACGGGGAGAAAGGAAAAACCATGAGTTTATATGTAGCATACGGAAGCAATCTTAACGTACAGCAAATGTCATACCGTTGTCCTGGAGCAACAATCGCATTTACTGGATATCTGATAAATTGGAAAATACTTTACAGGGGAAGCCGCACAGGATCTTACGCGACCGTCAAAAGGCAAAAAGGAAGTAGGGTTCCTGTTGCTGTTTGGAATATCGATAATAAAAACGAGAAGGCTCTTGATCTGTATGAGGGCTATCCGAGATTTTATAGAAAGAAAAATGTATTTGTGCAATTAAAAAACGGCACAAGGAAAAAGGCTATGATATATCTGTTGCCTGACTCAGCCACTGTGGGAAAACCATCTAATCGTTATGTTGAAACTGTATTGCAAGGTTACAAAGATATGGGATTTGATACAGATTATTTGTACGATTCGTTAGAATATAATTTAAAAGAAATGAATTAAAGAGGGGGATGTAACATTCCCCTCTTTAATAAGATGTAATCGTTGCAGCGGCTACATCTTTTTGTTGGGTTTCAGGGTTCCCTGGCGTGTATGGACAACTGACGTTTCTTTGTTCGGCACCCTAATGATCAATTCGTCTAGTTCACAGTTTAGCGCTTCGCATATTAGATCAAGGTGCTCAAGGTTTACCCTTTCCGTGAGCTCGTGGTACAACTCATTGATAGTGTTAGGACGTATTCCTGTTGCCCTTGCCAGATCCGCCTGTGTAAGTCTTAATTCCCCAAGCTTTTTCGATAGCAAAATTTTTATCATGCCATTGCTCCTTCCGTTATAAATTACCACTTTATGGTAATACACGACGGAAATTGTTAGATTATATCGTTTTTGGCTATATCCTATCGAAATCTTGATAAACGAAGCTTGTTTATCCTATCATATTGAACGCATAAAAAATAGCGGTAATATATGGAAGGAACTCCATTTACAGAGTTCCTTTTGATGTGATATATTTTAATGTGATTTTAGAAGGCACCGTCTGTTAAATCAACTTCTTGAAGTATCCAGCTGGGACGAACTCCCTTACGAATCCTTCGTCATTTGGATACGGAATCCGGATGAAGTACCATCTTTTTCCCTTTACGGTTTCGGTGTATTTCATCACATCTACAACTGCATTCTTCTTGATTATCGGAAACAGTTTTGCCTGAGTCTTACCGGCTACACTGTAGCATTTGCAATCCTTTGTGAATCTGGCTACATAGGCTACTGTGTTCTGTTTCTTCTCTGCATCAGATGTGACAGTCTGATCTCCGGCATAGCGTAAGATGCAATGCCACGGGTAATTTCTATAGCTACGGATCAGAAACTCTTTTCCGGTCTGATCTCCCGGCTGTCCGCCATGTGCGGTACCTTTTTCGTTGATCGAGGCTTCTACCTCTTTACCAGCTCCACAATACATCGCAACATGATGAGCTTCATTCAGCAGCACATCACCACGCTTTAACCCTGTTCCGGTTCCTCTGTTGACAGAAGCGGTAATGTCTTTGAATCCATTCTTCAAGAACACATTTTTCATATCTCCTGTGTATGTAGCACCACCAGACTTAACCGGAACTCCGGCGTTCTGCCATGCCTGGATCACAGCAGATGAACAATCGTAATCTCCCTTTTCTCCCCAGCGGTAGTCCTGATCGTAGCCGTGAGAATCATCTTTCGCCCATGTCTCCATCTGCCTTATTGCTTTTTCTGTTTTTGTCATTGCTGCATCTTCCTTTCTTTCCGCAGTCACAGCATAATTCTTAATCATGCTGATTACCGCTTTCTGTCTGTCTGTGTAATCTCCTACCTGGTTCGGCGTCGAGTCTGCCGGATCCTTACATAACGTTGCATAAATCTTGTCTGCAGTGTACGGTTCCGGAGTTTTAGACAAGATTCTTTTCAATGCGTCAAAGCCACCCTGATGCAGGATATTGATGCATTCCATCATGGCACTATCTGGCATGGTTCCATATGCTTTTTCAATGATCGGAATATACGCTTGTATCTGGTCTTCCATGTACTGATCCTGGCATTCCTTCCCCAAGTCAGTGCTGATAATGTCTACGATACATTTTCCTTTCGCAGATTCTGCTGTTACGGCGTATGTATCCCAGCTCTTCATCAGCAGGTCTTTTTCCATGCCTGCATTATCCATGTCTTTGAATAGCTTCGGGTTTGCTCTCTGAATCCGGTATAACAGTTCTTTTGCTTCTCCTGCGTACCACTGGCCCGCACCGATCGTAATAGCTTTTTCATTGCTACAGTTCGCTCCGACCCCGGCAAAGCAGGAATAATCCTGCTTACCATATACCTGATCTCCGGATTCCACTGCGTACAGTATTTTTCTCAACACAGTTATATTTTGCTTATCCATAAGTCCACCTCGCAAAAAAGGAGCCTTAAAACAGGCTCCTAACTACTCATTTTTATTCGGGAGTTTAATTTGCCCAAGTGACTGAATGACCTTGTCGTATCCAACCATTGCAGACAGCCAGGACAAAAGTACTAACGCAATAAGATATACTGCCATTTTGCTATTAATCTGCGCCTCCATCAAAATAATGTACCCAACTCCAACAAGCAGAGATAAAGCTACAGCCACCCCTCCTGCAAGGAAATTTGCCTTGTAGGTTTTTTTTGACTCTTCAAGCAACTTCTTAATACCTTCAGTCACTAAGCCGGTAAAGATTGATACAATCATAAGTAACAGTAAAAAATATTCTAATGTCATAAATTTATCCTCCTCTTCTTATGCAAATACCCAGTCTTCAGCAAGCATATCTGCCTGTGACGCTAGCCATCCCATCTGTACACCAGAAGTTCCGACAAAAGCTACTGCCATGTTGCCGATTGCGTCATGTTCACAGTTCACGATATCTCCGGTAGGCGATTTATAAGAGATTCCGCTTGCAAGCTGAATGTACTGCTTCTTTCCATTCCATCCTTTTCTTGCTACTTTCATGCCTCTTTTCAGGTACTTAATTGCTTCTCCAAAAGAGAATGTTGCTTCTCCGCCAAGAATCGGGCAGTTCCGACTATCCGCATAAACCCACTCATCGGAAAGAATATTCTGAAGCGTATACTCCACATTCTGTGTTTCTCTTATATCCAGACAGTCACCGTCTTTTGTGTACATAAGGATTGTCTGGGATTCTTCATCCCACCACCAATAGCCAGCCCATGACGGGAGTTTTACTGAAATTCCTGATTTCATCTCTTCAAATGCTTCTTTAAATTTCATTTTCTCAATCCTCCTCATTTTCTGCCATATTGGCGTCGTTTTGTTCCTGTTTCTTCCTGTCCTCTTTTTCCCATTTCCGATCCTGCTGTTTGTCTTTGTTTGTCCGGATCCAGCCGCATATGCCACACTCTCCAATGGTTGCTGCCACAACTGCACAGGCATATGTTTCCGGCATGCTATCACACTGTCTGTACAGCAAAATCATCTGCCAGTTGAACCATATAAAAAAAGCGCCGACAAACATCAGCACTAGGTTCAATGTTCCGACTTTCTTTATCGCCGAAACTATCTTTTTTAATCTTTTTTTCATTTTACCTGCCGCCTCCAGTGTTTACAGAAAAGAATGTTCATCACTACATTTATCATAAATCTTCCTGATATTCGAAATCGAATGAACTGCTTTTCCATTTGGAAAGTGAGGATGATCGCTACAATAATTTTCATAAGTATCAATATCTTCAATAATCTGGTCAAAATGCTCCTCTGTATGTTTTACATCATGCTTAACCTCATCATTAAATCGAATAATTCTGTAACGTGCATTCTTAGCGTTTCCCTCCTCGATTTTGTCCATGACTTCTTTGTTCAGTACGCGACCAATTGATCGTCCCAATACTGTCCAAGGATTTACCTTAATTGGCGCTACCTGTACTAATGTAAGAACAACAAAAAGGATTCCCCCACCAGCTTCCAAAATCTCTTTTAACGTCATTCCAATACCTCCGTATTTAATTTCCAAAGCTTCTATATTGCTCTTACGGCGGGCTTCTTTGGCTATACATAGTTTTACCTCCATTAAAAAAAGAGCCTGCTCAGGCCCTTTTCATGCCATCAATTCTTCATCATCTGCGTCGGCATACTTTCTACAATGAAATTCCAATGTATCCATATCCCGTTCAATCTCATCAAGGGTTCTTTCACTCGCCCCCTTATTAAGTAGCAGAAGATCATAAATCAATGACCATTGTTTACTTATTATCTGTAGTTTCGTCATTCTTCCTTTGCCAGTTCTCCCATTCCGGAATCTTCCAGGATTTCTTTTACCTTTGCTTTCAGAAGTCTCGGTACCTCTGCATAAGTTTTCTTTCCAAGCATAATCTGCTGTGCCCATAACATTGCAATCATTTCTTTTCCTCCATCATTCTGTAATAATATAATAAAGTTACTTAATAGTTTCATCATTACTGATATACCAGTTCTGACATCTCAAGAACGCAACTTGTAAGCATTTCGTTCGAAGCCTGCAGTTCCTCTAATTTCTCTTCTAAGCTTTTTTCGCTTTCTGGAACATAGGACATATACTTTGTAGGAGATACTCTCACTGCTTCTTCATTAATTTTGTCAATAGATTCTCTGAACTGATGATAGTCATATTCATACATCATCTGCTCTGCCGAGCCTTCCATCTGTCCCTGTTCAATCGTCACTTTCTGCTCATTCAAGCACAGCGTAACATCCACCATGCCATTATTAACAGGCTGCCAGCGCACTTCTGGCTGACGTTCCATATATTTCGCTTTTTGCATGCTTGCTGATCCTCCTTTTTGCAGCTGCGCAAACAGCATCAATGTTATATTTATCTTTGACGTATTTGGAATCGGTATGTTTAAACCATCCATAGTAACTGGTACATTTATAAGCAATCTCCAGAGGGATTTCAACTCTATTCTTCATGCAGTACCAAGCTACTGAATAAGCTCTCCTTGCCCGCAGAAAGATCTTGCTTCTGATTTCTGTGTGGTCCCTGTAAATCACATAACCCATCATATCTATCGGTTTTCCGCGCCTTTCTGCCTTATCTTTTTCTCTGTAATTCTCATATTTATTTCCGGTTTTAATGCGATAATCAATCGGGAATAGGTCTGCATCCGGTTTTATTGTGAGTCCGTACTCTTTCAACAGGTACTTTTCTAACGCCCGAGCCGCCCTCTTAACATCAGCTTCCCGGGCTCCTATGAGCAGGATGTCGTCCATATAGAATATACAGAAAAATACAAGTCTCTTGCTTTCAGTCGTACCATCTCGGTGCTTTCTGGTCTTATGTAGGCTAAGTACATACACATAGGCTTTAGACAGGTAATAATTGCACAGAAACTGTGATAAACCGGAGCCGATATTAAGTCCCTGTTTGTATGTCCCTATCAGAAAGAACACAAGATACAGAAGGACTTCGTTCTTCACATCGTGTTCCAACATACGTTTCAATTTACGGGTATCAACCGATGGATAGCATTTCCTTACATCGCCCTTCCAGGCATACCGAGATTGAGCATATTTCTTTCTGATCTGATGCTCTATTGCTCTTTTGCCTCCGAGTTGTCCTTTTCCTTTGATACTTGCATATTGATGATAGCCCAGTTTTCTTCTCCAGAGTTCATCCAGTCCTTCGCTGGCTATTTCGTCAAGAATAAGCTGTTTTACACTCTCCACTCCGATTTCTCGAAACTTTCCGTTTATTCCATCTCGCCGCCAACCATACTGAATAGGTTCTACTTTCAACTCTCTGTTCTGGATTTCATATCTGAGACTTTCTGCCACTGTACGGATCAGACCGGATACCATGAGATCTCTTTCGTCTGTGTCTCGAAGTAATCGTTTCATAGCCTGCAAACTCATTGAACTTGTGCGACCATGCAGATACTTTGCCACATCTGGCCGTTTCCATTTTTCGTCAAGTGCTTCATAAATTGGATCTTCAATAAAATCATCTGCTAAAATATTTACATTCTTGCAGCATTTCTTCATAAAGGCATTTTCCTTTCTGTGTGATTCAGGGACTTTCGGTTGTCTACTAGTCCCGGCCGGCGGGCGCCCCCCCCCGCTCCCCCTCCCCCCCCTCA